ATGGCAGGCATCATCAAACGCAACAACAAATGGGTGGCCGTCTTCCGCTCCCTGGACGGCAAAGAGCTTCGGAAGACCACCGGCATCGACGTGGTTCCCAAGGCGCTGCTTCCGGGAGCCAATAAGAAATCAATCATGGCCCAGAATGAAGCCCGGGCGCGGCTGGTGGCCCAGGAGATGGAGAAAGAAGCCCGTTACGGGGTTTTTGACCTGGATAAGGTGAAGGCCATTGCCGGGGACCAGGCCGGCGTGCTGAAAGCCACCATGAACGGCATGACGGTGACGCGGTTCCTTTTTGACTGGCTGGACGGGAGGAAAAACAAGAAGCGGGCCTATGAGCGGGACGGCATGGCCGTCCGCCGTCTTCTGGCGTTCCTGGGGGACCGGCGGAATATGCCGCTGGCCGCCCTGAATAAAGGCATGGCGAAGGATTTTGTAGAAACGGAATTGGAGCGCGTTTCCGCCGGAACCGTCATCCGCTATGTGTCCACGCTGTCCACCGCGTTCAATGTCGCTGTAGACCGGGAGATCCTTTCCAGGAATCCGTTCCGGGGTGTCATGCCTTCCCGGGCGGACCACCAGGCGGAAAAGCAGCTGCGCGGCGCGTTCACCATGGAGGAAGTCAACACCATCATTGAACGGTTCCCGGATGAATGGCCGGATCTGGTGCGGGTGTGCCTCTACACCGGAGGCCAGCGCCTCGGAGACCTGGCGACGCTGAAATGGGACCAGATTGACCTGAAGAACTCCTTCCTGTTCATGACCACGCAGAAGAGCCGGCGCCGCATGAACAAGCCGATCATCCAGCCCTTGAAAGAGGTTCTGGAAAGGCGTCTGCTCAACCGGGTGAACGATTATGTATTTCCCCTGGCCGCGCTTCGCCATGCCCATGCCGGCGGACGTTCCGACAAGCTTTCCACGGAGTTCACGACGCTATTGAAAACGTACGGAATCATCCGAGAGATGCCCGGGGAAGTGAGAGGCGACCGGCACCGGCTTTCGGAAAAGAGCTTCCACAGCCTGCGGGCGACCGCCGTGACCGTCCTGCGCCTGGCCGGGGTGTCCCCGGATTTGTGCCGCTTCATCGTCGGCCACGACTCCGAAGAGATTGAACGGGTGTATTTCCGCCCGGATTCGGCGGACGTCCAGGAGGCCATGAGCAAGATTGCCGTCGGACTGTCCCGTTAGCCTTCCTTCCCTCCCCCGTGGAACCGGTAGCGGAACAAGGCGTCCATGGCGCGGGCTCGTTCGGATTTGGGAATGTTCGTGGGGCGCGGGTTGCCGAAGGTGACCATCCAGAATCCGGCGTATTTTTTCGGCGTTACGGCAATGCTGAACCAGTTCCAGGCCGTCCACTTCCCTTCCCTGTTGAAGGGCGTCCATGGTTCGTCAAGCCTGATCCGCTCCTGGGGAAAGAGGCCTTGGATGGTCCGGCAGATCGTCAGGTCTTCGGGAGCGAGCGCGGGGATGTCAGCCTGCATCAGTTCCTCCGCCGCCAGTCTGGCCGCCCGTCCGCTGATTGCGTAACACGGCCCATAGGCGGAGCGTTCGGACGGATGGCTGGGGACCTGGTAGCCGGAGGCGTGCAGAGCCAGCCCGTTGCGCTGCATGTCGAGGATCCAGCCGTCCGACAACAGGAGCGTGTCCGAGTCGATTTTGACGATGACGTCTTCATCCTCCGCTTCCCCGGCCAGCGTGGAAATGATGCCCCGGACGCATTCCGGGCCGCGCAGGTTGCCGTTCCTTGGCCAGCCTGTTTGACGATACCGCGCACCGGCTTCTACAAGGGCGGTTCTGGCACGTTCAGCAATGGGGGAGGATTCATCGTCCACCACCGTGATGACGGCTTCGGGGAGGGCCGCCGCAGCGCACCGGACGCAGGCCACGGCTTCCTGCGCGTCTCCGGCATAGGTGAATAGATAGATTCTGATCATGGTGTTTGTTAAGCTGGACCGTAAGGGTAGAAGGTGCCTCCGAAGACGGGTATCTGGATCATGCCCAGCGCGTACTGAGTCACCTGGTCATCTTCGATGTCGGCTATCTGGAAAGAATAGTCGAAATTGACGCCAGGCTTTTCCCCTCCGAGACGGATCGGATAGACCGGTCCGGGAATGCCCGAGACGTCCACGCCCGTCAGTTTGGCGTCCTGATCGAAGTGAACGTTGAGCCATACTTCCCCGCTGGTTTGGGAGATAGTCACCCAGGAAGAACCGGAGCCGCCCCCCTGCGGGTATTTGCCGAGCAGCGATCCGTTCAGGTAGAGCGCGCCGGGCTTCATTTGCGCCCCGGTGATGGCTCCCTCCGTATCTTTCTGCAAGCGCACTTGGAAGCCGTATTCCGGCGCGGGCGTGGATTCTCCGGTGGATTTGGTGATATGCTGGCTGATGGTGGGGGATTCCGGCTTGGGGTCAAAGCCGTATTCCGTCGATTCCGGCGCACCCTGCATGTTTTCCAGCGTGGAGGATCTGCGTGACGTAGCATTCACGCGCTTCAATTCTACCCATTCTTCAATCCCCAGTTGTTCCGGCGCGCCGTAGGACAGGGAAATCACGTTGGTCTGCAGGTCGCGCGAAACAGTCTGAATCATGGTGTTGATGTTCTGCCAGGCGGGGTTTCCTCCCAGCAGCGAGACGCGGCGGCCCATGTATTGCCGCGTCTGCGCTTCGCCAAGCGCGACAAAGGAAATAGATCCGTCCCACGGCAATTCCTGCATGGATTCCCAGACCGTTTTCGCAATGTCCCCATAGGGCACTCCTTCCGACGGTTCCGGCGATTCCCCTTCTTCCGGACCGTTGGAGGGCTGTTCCCCGTTGTAGATGCCGTCAATGGGGTAGCTCGCGTAGGGGCGGTCCATGGTGACCAGATCCACCGAGAATTCTTCCCAGAAGCAGGGCACGCCTTGCAGCGTTCCCACATTCTTGAATTTCTCCCTCCACTTGGACGCGGCGCTTTCCGGGATGGCAAGACGCTGCTTGACGGTGGCGTTGCACCATTGCGGGCGGAGGGATTTGGTATGAATTTGCCCGTCCGTCAGTTCATAGCCTGTGGCGGAGGTGTTGTAGCCTCGCGGCTTGTCTTCCTCCGTTCCGTCCCAGGGCTTCCCGGTGATGGTCGGATCCTGGTCATAGACGGCAATCGCGCCAACGTCTTTCATCCACGGGAAATGATGTTGCCAGAAACTGTTGATCATGTCGTTCTGGTCAATCCTGGTCCCCGTCACTTTCATGCGCTGGTAGGACAGGCTGCCGGCCCGGGTGCCCTGCACCGGCTGCGGGTCTTCCACAGGTTCCCCCGTAGAACTGTACTTGGAGTAGTAGAAGTCTACTGACGTCCGGTAAACAATGGAGTGCGGCAAGGTCGGGTCCCCGTCCTCCGGGTATTTGGACAGGTAGGAGACGCGGTAGCCGTTGCTTCCGGTCGTTTCCGCGACGATAGCCACGCAGGGCGGCACGAGGTCGCCCCGGGGGACCAGGGAGACGTCCATGGACTTGACCGTCGCCGTCGGCTGCAAGGGAAGCGCAATGGGCGTCAGGGCGTCATAGTCCGTGATGATGAGCTTGGGGCGCGTTCCGCTGTAGTCGTAGTACGAGACCATCCGGGGCGACCAGCGGCGGATGGATTGAAGGAGGCTTCCCAGCGTATCGCAGGAGGCGTTCCACGGAATCAGCATCTTGTCGTCGCTGATACGCAGCTCGTAGTCCGCCGGGTGGTGTTTGGCGAGGTTCAGCACCCGGGAGAGCGCGGAGGCAATGCTTATCTTGGGAATGATGCCGCCCCCTCCGCTGACGTTATTCCACATGGAAAAGACCGGCTTCCATTCGGAATCCAGCGCAAAGCAGTTGTCCAGCCAATACCAGGGATCGGAAAAGACGATTTTCCACGCACGGGAAGAGCCGCTGTAGGCCTTTTCGATGCTGGAAACGAGGCCGGATAGAATGGTGTTCCCGTTTTGGGAAATGGTGACAGTGTCGAACTGTTGGAAGGGCAAGACCTCTCCCAGCGTGCGGACGGGATAAACCGCGGTGATGGCGGAGGCGGAAAAGCTTTGCTGGTCGTGGGTCAGGCTGGACGGCTTGAGGCCCAGCAAGTCAGTGATGGTGATGTCGTGATTCCTGCTGCTTGTAAAATGGTTAGTGGTTTATTTCTTGTCGGCGATCTTTTGGAGCAACGTCAGAACCTTCGCGAACCAGAAGCAGCCAAGGCAGGAGAAGGCTCCTGATAGCAAATAGATGAAGGCTATTGGAAACTGATGATGATAAAAATGGCTTAAAAATAATACAATACCAGCAATAATTGTCATTGCTCCCACTACTTGAAACAACCCCTCTACTGTAATTTTTAGAGGCTCTTGCTTATTCAGTTCTTGTTTTTTCTCTAATAGCATTTCTTCTCTTCTTTTTTCTGACTTATCTAAAAGAACTTCAACAAAGCTTTTCTTTTGTTGCCGCTCCGTTTCTTTTTCTTCTGATTTTCTGTTAGTGTTTTTGGTCAGATGATAAATCCTTCCAAAGGATAGCCACTCCTGACCTCCTTCAGGGCAAACGAGAGTTTCTGACAAGATTTTCCCTTCCTTGTACAAGGCTTCAAGTTCTTCAAAAGAGTAAGGCCCTTCAGCATTGTTTGAGTTGGATGCGACGTAATAATTAGCCATAGCGGTATGGTGTTATAAATGGGCGTTAGTGCAAGCCTAAAAGCTGGTTAAAAGCCTCCGGCAAGCCGGTTTATCCCTGTTTGCAATCTTCCGTTGCCCTTCTGTACTATTTTCAAGATTTCCTCGAATTTAGCATCTACATATTTTTTTGTATCTGCTTGCACGGCATTTACCTTACTAGCCTGTGCTATTGCTATGATTTTCAAATAATCCATCAATTTTTTCGTGTATTGTCCGCTTTCTCTCAATACGTTTTCCATCACGTCAAACGCCCCTTGAATCTCGCTGGGGTCGATTTCCGTATCTTTGTCAGAAATGCTTTCCGCAAGGCGTTTCTTCCCTGCATTCAAAGCTTCGCGGGCAGCCGCAATCCGGGCGCGTTGCTGGGCTGTAGGATGCTCGGGAACGCCTTCAAGAGTAATGCCGCGGATCATCGCCTGCTGCCTCTCGGCAGTCTGCTTTTGAGCCTCCCTTTCGGCCCGTTCACGAGCCTTCTTTATTTTTTCTTCATTTCTTCGGGCTTCCTCTGCTTCTTCCCTGTCTCTTTGCATGTTAAATGATTTAACCTTGCCGGCGTCTATTTGATTTTGAATAACATCGATTTGTTCCATGTTTTTGATAGATGCCTCGGTCGAAGCCATTGCATCCCCCAAAGAACCGGCTTTCTCCGTTAATTTATCAAACTGTTTTTTCGCGGCATCCGTATTCTTCTTAAACTCTTCTACTGCATCTGATACTTGTTTGAAGCGACTATTGACATCTGTTCCTTGGCTATAGTCTAATTCAAGATTTACGCCACCGGATCTCAATGACTCCTGAAATTCTCCCAATCCAGATTGGGCAGCATTTAATTCTTCTTGCGCTGCTGTACGAGCAACTAAAAGACGTTGATTTTCCTCTTGTGCTTGAATTAAGTATCGTTGAGCGTCCTCACGTCGAGTGGCATTTGGGGCATATTTCACTCCTATTTCTCTTCTTTGTATTGCTTTTTGTATTTCGGGTAATTTTTCATTTATCTCATCGATACTCCGTTGAGCACGTTCTTGCTGCTGTAAAAGTCCAATAATATTTTGAAGAGAAGGAAGGTTCCCTTGTTTGAACTGCATATCAAAAGCATGAGCTTCGGCCGCATCTCTGGCCTTGACTGCCTCCGCAAGCTGTTTCCCCATATCCATATAATTAGCTTGCTCCACGCTTAAATCACGCTGGCGGATTTTCTGGTCCAGATTCTGATCCACCATCATCAGGCCGTAATCTCGTTGCCTCTTGGTGATTCTTCCTTCCTGGAAGTCATTCTCCAGGTTGACGCGCTCAAGCTCCGCCTGGCGTGTATCAATTCCTTTCTTACGGGCCGCTTCCTCCCGTCTCAGGCGAATTTGTTTTTCAAGTTCTTCCGTTTGATATTCAAATTCACGGGTAATGCCCTTTACATAGTTTTGATAATCTTCATTAACGGTCTGGGTGCGTTCTTGCTGGTTGAATTCCTGCAAAGCCTGATAACTTGCCCGAAGAGACTTCCGATATGATTCGGCAATCTCTTTGCTCTGCTCCTTCATTTTTTTTGCAAGATCCGCCGACTTGTCTTCCGTCTTCCCCATCCACTCGTAAAGCTTCGCTCCGGCAAGGGTGGCAATGGAGATGGCCCCGGCCAGCCCTGCCCCGCCTCCGAAGCCCATCACAAGCCCAGGAATATTGTTCATGATACCCCTGATGCCGTACTGCAAGTCATCGAAGAAGTAGGCAGCCTGCAAGGCCCCCTGACCCATGTTCTTCACGCTCCTGGTTGCCNCGCCGTCCTCAACGCTTTCATCTTCCGCCGCCGTCTCCAGAGCCGCGCCGGAAAGCTGTCGCAAATGATTCTTGTTGCCCACCGCCACGCCGGCCAAAAGCTCCGCGGAAATGTAAACCGTTTCCGTCCCCTGGTCAGGCCAGCACTTCAGCAACAGGGAAATCCCCAGCTTAGGAGATTCTACCACCTGCGTTTCCAAATTCAGCTTCGGATCAATGTTCGGAAGACGGACGGCAACGGCCAGCGCGTCCGGCCGCGTCGCAAAACCAACCCCGGCATTCCCGGCAAGCACGTTCACCCCTTCCACGTAGTGAATTCCCCCCGGAATGGAATAAGCCCCGTCCGCAAGGTTAAGAGCAAGCGCATTCGTAGGAATCAGCCTGGAATAATACATGCGGTCCAAATAAACGGCATCCGCGCCATTAGCCATGGACGGCCAAATCACATCCGCCATCATTTCCGGCTTAAACCCGGCCCGCGGGCCAATATTCACCGTTTCCGCCTCGGAAGCGGCTATGGCGGCCATCAGGTCCTTCCAAAACGCTTTTGCGACCGTCCGCACAAGCGTTTGCACCTTATTCGCAAGCTGCACCCCGCTTTTCCTCTCCTTGTAGGACAAACCGGCCGGCCGGGAATAACGGTTCAGCGTCACGGAAACGGAGCTGGTCTTCAAATCGCTTTTATTCCAGTCTTCCGTGTTTTTCAACGCCTCCCCGGCTCCGTCAATCAATTCCACCTTGACGGAATCGCCGTCCGTCTTGAACTCGCCGGAGACATCCAGAGAAAACCGGCTGATTGAAGCCAATTCTTCCTCAAGGGTGGCAATGGCCGCCTGTGAAACAATGGTCCAGTTTAGCGAGGCGACATCATTTCCTTCCATCACGGCATTCCGCGGAATGTTCATCAATGTTTTTTTGTTCATCTTTTATTATGTTTATTTTTTGTTAATAAAAATCTATCTGCGAATTCCCAAACCTATTTTCCCGGCTGTTCCGCCAGCCGCGCGGCCTCCTGCGGATGCCCCATAATCCATTCCAGCGCATCCTGCGCGGCCATCTCCCGCAGCTTTTCGTTAGTCATGGCAGGCTCTTTCTTTCCGGGCTCTTCCGCGGCTCCCTCCGCGGGCGGGAGGCCGCCAGGAGCAACCCCTATTGCCGCCATTTCCCGCACAACGGCCTCCTTCACACGCTGCCCAAATTCCCGCTCATGCGCCTGCATCACGCGGACCTGCTGCGCCTGCATGCCCCGGAACCCGTCATTTTCCGCCGCCAGCCTTTCGTTTTCGGCCACCAGCCGGGCAACTTCCCGTTCCAGTTCCTCCACGCTGTTTTTCCCGGCAAGCCCCACGGCGGCCATCATGCGGCGCAATACCGTGTAATTCTGCGGCGGCCCGCCCTTCTCTTCTTCGTCAGGGTCTTCCTCTTCCCCGCCGCCGTCCTCTTCTTTCCCCTGCGCGGCCGTTTCCTTTTGGCCGGACTCCGCAGCGGACGGGGAAATCACTTCGTCGCACCAGCCTTCCTTCACGGCCGTTTCCGCGTTCATCCACGTTTCCGCATTCAATACGGCCATCACGTCTTCCGCGCTCTTTCCGGTCCGCTCCGCGTAAATGCCTGTCACTTGCCCTTCCGCATCCTTCAGATCCGCTGCGTAAGCCTCAATCTCTTCCACCGTCCCCGCCGCACACCCGCGCGCCCGGTGGACCATATAACGGGAATTCTCCGAAATCAGCACACGGGCCGCCGCACAGGCAATCAGCGTAGCGGCGGAAGCGGCCACCCCGTAAATTTTGGCCGTCACCTCCATCCCGCACCCCTTGATAATGTCGTAAATCCCGGATGCCTCAAACAAATTTCCGCCCATGGAATTCAGGATGACTTCAAATCTGGTGCATCCCTCCGCCTTCAGCTCTTCGAGGTGCTTCGTAAATTCGTCAACCGTAGCATTGCCGTAACCGATATAACCGGAAATGGTAGCCACCCCTACCTTCTCTTCCGCCTCCATGATGCGGGAAAAGGCAAGCATGCCCGTTTTTTTCTGTTCACCGGCACCGCCTTCCAGCCGTGCCGCCATTTGCGCGCAAACAATCTTATTCATCACTTGTTACTGTTCTGTACTCTTCAGGAGCTTTTTCAAAATGCTATTCATGGGGATGCAAACCATCTTCTTCCGGCCCCCCGCCCATTCCCGGCTCTTCATCTTCCGGCCTCTCCGCCGCAGCTACCCCGCCGCGGTTCGCTCCCGGAATCACCTCTTGCAGGGTCAGTCCGTTCCGGGCGCACGCCTCCTTGGCCATCTTCAAATTCCGGATCTTATTCTTCACAATTTCTTCGAACGTGCATCCGTAATTGGCAAGGCACCAGCCATCCTGATCCGCCAGCGCGGAATCCACCAGGTTAATCATCAGATTCCCTTCCCGCCCCAGATCAATAGTCATGTCGCTCATGGGCGTCCACAGGCACCGCACCCAATGCGGATCCCTGCACAAGCGCAGCCGCCCCAGGGCCATTTCCCGCGCCAGCATGAAACGCCACACCCGCACGCACCACATTTGCCTGTAGGCATGCCTGATTTTCAGCCAACGCTTCAGCTTCTGCATCACAAACCGGATGCCACCGCTTCCCAGCTTATCAGGCTCCCACAGCAACGCAGGGGAAAGCCCGATACCATAGGCAACTTCATCCATCAAATGCTTTAGCAACGCCATCACATTAGGAGACGGCCTGTTATCCGTCAGCACCTTCAAATCCCGGCCGGGCGGAAGCTGGTGGACAGTAGGCCCCCCCAACACCTGCTCCACCCTGCGCCCGTCCGGCCCCACGGACACCTTGCCCACAGTCCCCATGCCCGGCCGTTTCTCCGCGCCCCCCGTTTCCACCAGCCCAACGGAGGCGGCCAGCTTGGCAGACTGCTTGACATACCCCACAATATCCGCCTCATCATGCAAATTCCGGATAGCGCGGTGCAAATCGGACAGGCCGCGCGGCTTCCCTCCGCCCATGTTATGCCGGTACAAAATAGCATCACGGGCCGGAATCACCGTCACCTCCCCCTTGTCCGGATGCCGCAGCCCATAGGCCGCCGTCCTCCCGTTTTTGTCCCGCATCACGCCGCAATTCCACGCCTTCCCTCCATCAGACGGAGATTGCACTTGCGGAGCTTCGTAAAACGCGAACGCCCCGCCTTCATCCGGCCCGCTGGTCAGCACCGTCAGCATGTCGCCATCAATCACGCGCTGCCGCTCGCTCCATATCTGCGCCGTAAAAAAATTCAGCTCCCCGCGGGCGTCAAACAATTCCGGATTCACGGCCCGATTCATAAAAATCTGGTCCGCTTCATGGTTCCAGTCTTCATCCGCCGTGCAGGCATGGGGCACCAGCCAGCCCAGCAGCTCCACCACATCCGCCACGGCCTTCCCGGCAAGCCCGGAATTCGCTTCCAGATTCCGCGCATTGCGCCAAACCCGATCCAGCGTCCAGGAATCCACTTCAAACCGGCTGTCCAGCGTCGGCCAGTACAACACGCTGGAGCCCCCGAACTGCAACGCGGCCGCATACCCTCCCCACATCTCCCTCCGCGGCGTTTCCTGTTCCCGGTTCATCTTCGCCGGCGCACCATGCCCGCGGCGCGCCCCGGCATACACGTTCCTTCTGTTCCTACCCATGGTTAAAAGCGTGTTATGGTATGATCAAACCGCACTTCCCGCACTCCGTCATCCGCGGCGGCCAGGCTGGAAAAATCCCCTTCCTCCATCTTCTTAACCGTGATCGCTTCCTGCAAGCAGGCTATATGATCCTTTAAATTCATAGTCTCCTGCGCGGTGTAGGACGTTCCGCCGCCCGTGGATGCCCCGGTTATTTCCTTGCGACCTTCCAGTATCGCCAGCTTTTCCCGCAGCATTCCCTGCAAATCCGGCAAATCATAATTTTCCACATAAGCCTGTACAATGGGATTCATACCCTTCAGGAGCTTTTTCAAAAACCCGCTATCATTCGCACCCGGCCGCCTTCAGCCTCTCCAGCACGTCATTCTTCCGGTACTCCTTCATTCTGCTTCCTTTCTTCAATCGCGTTCATTTCTTCCGCGTAAAAATCCCCGCGCCGCACCCACCAGGACACCTGCCCGATTTTTACGCAGTCTCCATAATGGTCATTCGGCAGCTTCCGCCATTGCGCCAGGCCGCCGCCCCTTGGCTTCTCAAGCTGCTGCCCGGACAATCCGGCCAGCAAATCCTGATCCGCATCTTCCGGCAAATGCAGGGCCGGAGCCGCCCCTTTCTGGATGCGCCCCGCGTAAAGCTCCATTTTGGCGGTGCGGTCCACGTACAAATAAAGCTCCAGCCCCGGATGCGACTTCACTTCGCTAACATTCCAGCTTCCGAAATTCGCGCCGCTCCCCTTCGTAGGCCATAGCTTGCCGTAATACTTATAGCACTCGTCATAAACCTTCTGCGCCCAATCCCCGGAATCAATCAGCCCAAAATCAGGACGCACCCCGCCCCACTCCAGGCTTTCAAAATGGGCCCCTATGCCCGGCGTCGCGTCCGTCGTGCTGATGCCCAGCAGGGTCCCCCAATCAACCACCCATGTTTCCCCGCCGCGCCCTATCGCCTGCGCCACCCAGTGAGTTTGATTCTGGCCGGGGTCATAGGACACTACCAGATAATAATAATGCCGCGGCAACTCTCCGCGCCGGCACACACCGCGCAGCCCCCGCACGCTGTCATCCCCCACCTTGATTTCATACTGTGTAAACGGCAACGCCTCCCAGCCGTTCCGGAAATTGTGCAGGGCCACCTGCCGGAACAGGTCATTTTGAGCCACGATGAACTTCCGCGCCATCTGCCCCCATGTCACAAACGGGGAATAAAGGGAATTCAGGTGATACCCCCGCCGCGCGCGGGAGGCGTTCGGATTCGTCGGCCGCCACTCCCCCTTTTCCATCATCCCAATCTTCTCCCAATCCTCCACCCGGCCCTCGCAATGCGGGCACACGTAAAACGTATGATCCTGCACCCAATCCGCCAGCGCATCCCCTTCCAGATCCTCCCGCCTTTCCCATTGCACCGTATTCCGGCTAAACTCCAGGGGCATCATTTCCCCGCAGCGCGGACACGGCACATAAAACTTCCTCATGTCCGTGGTAATAAAATTTTGCCAAAAATAAGAATCTTCGGAAGAAGGCGTGGACGCATGCAGAATCTGATACCGGTGAAAGCCCTTCGCGCGCTCTTCAATCAGGTCCACCGGGTGCGCTTCTTCCTTATTCTCATGCTTATACTTCGCTTCCTCGTCCATCACGCAGCGCATAATGGGCCTGCTGGACAAATTGCCCGGCTCTGACACCCCAACCATGTAAAGCTCCATGGAATCCAGGCGCATTTCCGCCGCCGTAAAGGCGTCAGGGTCACGCCGCTTATGCCGCGCCAGCACATCATTCTTGGATATAAGCGGCTGGAGCCGCGCCCGTGAAAACGACCTGGCAAGAATTTCCGTAGGCAACGCCCACAACATGGGCGCGGGGTCATTGTCAATGAAATACGCCGCCGCAATCAACAGCGAAACCGTCTTGCCGGACTGCGTGCCGAAGCACCAGTAAATATGCTGCAACCCCTCTTCCCTGATGCTTTCCAGCGGTTCCCGCATATACGGCATGCGCGCCGTGGAAAACCGCCCCGGCGCGTTCGGTGAAGTCTCCCGCGGCAGGACCAGGCATCTTTCCGCCCACTCCACCACGCCCGGCTTCTCATGAATCTTCAACTTGCTAAACATGATTCAACAATCCGTTTATTTCCGCGTTCAGGTCATCAATCTTCCTGTTCCACTCCCGCGCCCATTCGTCCCAGGCTTCATAAAAACGCGGCCGCCCGGCCGCCTCCAGCCGGGAACCGATAAAGTCCCTCTGCTGCGCCATCAGCTCCGCCAGCGGCGCAACGCCCCGCGTTCGCATCTCGTGAAACACATGGACCGGCACCAGACTTCCGGCCGCCTCCTGAAGCCTCTGCTCATGCAGGCCGGCCCGCTCCCAATTCGCGCGCGCTTCGCGCACGGCACGGGTGAACGACGCAATCAGCCCCACGTCACCGGACCGGGCGGCCGTTTCCAGTTGCTCTTCCATCCTCTTCAAAATCTGCCATGCGCTTTCCTTCGCCTCCCCGGCCCGCGCCAAATCGGACGCTCCGCCCATGGGCGCGCCCTCTCCGCCGCCTCCGGCCGCTTCCGCGGAGGACGGCGGAAACTGCGCCGCCAGAAAAGCCCTCCATGCCGGGGAATCCTTGGCCGCTTCTATCTGCGCCCAACGCAAAGACTTTCCATTCTTCTCCGCGAAAGCCTTCTTCAACGCGCCGTTTACTCTGTCTCTCTTCTGTCCCATATCACGAATACATGAGAAAGCGAACGCCCGGAAAGCCGGACAAGCCCCAGCTGGAGCCTGCATGCTCCCGGAGCCCCAGCGACCCGGCAAATGCTCGTCTCATTCACCGGGGGAAGCCTCCCGCGCCGCGCTACTCTTCTCCGCCGTGCACCTATTCACGACGGCGGGCGTTCGCTCTCTCTACTATTAAGCGAAATTTTCAAAAACGAAAAAATGCCCTCCAAATCAGCCGCTTTCCCCCGTCCGCCGCCCGGAAGACGAAAAAAACGCCGCCATCCGTCCGCTTTTGCGAAAAAACCGCAGACCCACGCGAACAAAAACACGGCCATCCCCCTTCATGGTGCGCTAAAAAAATCCCTTCATGAACACTCCCGCTTTTCCCTGTGTCCGCCGAACTCCGCGATCAGGGCCCCTCAATTAAAAGATTCCTTGCCGCCATGCCGGCCCTGCCCTGCGTGCCGTTCGCTCCCTTGCCCCGTGTTTTCTTTTCGGAATCTTTTTTATATATCATTCTTCTATCCGTTATTATCCGGTAATAAGTACGCAAGTACGCTATAAGATACATATTCATCTTATCATCAACCGCTTATTCCCTGCGCCGTCATCCTTGACCACGTTTCAAAAACGCGCCGTTATCTGCCCCCGCTCCGGCCTGTTCCACCTTGCGAAGCACTCTTCAAAACCCCATACCCCCTTTCAATCCGCACAAAAGCGCGCCGTTCTCGGACAGGAACGACGCTTCCCAAATCTAAAATGAAAGTGTGAAAACGCCTTAAAAACGGACAAGGGGAAGAAGGCGGGAGAAAGGGAAGAACGGCACGCGGCAACGACGCGGAAGAACACGAAAAAAGGCGTCATGAACTGCTCATGACGCCGGAAAGAATAGAGAAACTGGCATCGCGTACGGGACTCGAACCCGTGTTGCCCGCGTGAAAGGCGGGAGTCCTGGACCGCTAGACGAACGCGACATTAGGTTTGCAGGGACTGCGCAAGGGAGTAAACACCGTCGGAAGCCAAAAGGCAAGAACTATTTGAGCAGAAAGAGAAAAAAGGCCAGCTTCAGAGAGTCATCCAAACTCATTCATCCGTAACAAACTCCTATCTGGAATCTTCATATTTCTAAATTGAGAAATATTTTCCTTGCTTGATTTTCTAAAAAAGGTAATATCGAAACATGAGCAGCAAGAAAAAGCTTCTGGAAAAAATCATGAACCCTGACAAAACAGGGAACGTCACTTTTGAAGAAGCAACCAAATTGCTCTCCCATCTCCATTTTCAATTCAGGCAAACTGGAGGTTCCCATATGGTCGCCTGGCATGAAAAGATCCCAGAGATTATTAACATCCAACCCGGCCCCAATGGAAAAGCCAAACCCTATCAGCTCAAACAGATAAGAACCATTATCAACCAATACAACCTCCATAAAACGCTATGACCCCGCACTACACGATCAACATCGAATGGAGCGATGAAGATGCCTCTTTCATCGCCACCGTCCCCCAGCTTCCCGGCTGCATGGCGGACGGCCCTACAGAAGAAGCTGCCCTGGCGGAAGCCAAGCGCGCTATTCAGGACTGGCTGGAAACGGCCCGCGCCATCAACCGCCCCATTCCCCTTCCTCCCCCTACTATTGAAAGCCTGGCCCGCGCCTCCGCCCTGCTCAATAAATCGGCCATAGCCCGGCTCATTGGCTTGGAACAACGTACCCTGAATGCCCGTATCAAAAACCGGACGCCCCTCACTCCAAAGGAAGCGGAACGTCTTCAGAGTGCGTTGCAGGATAACAATCTTGCCCTCATCTGACTTGTCACACCAGCTTTTTCCCACAAGCCCATGGCTCCGGCCATGGGCTTTTTATGTTTCCCCCTTCACTCTGCTTGGCCAGCATCAATTCTAACATTATAAAAAAAACTTGTCCGCACCTTCAAAATTAAGCTAAATATAGGATATTTCACCAATGAACACTACTTGTCCAAACTGTAACAATAATATCACCTGCCCGGATCACTATGTCGGCAAGCCCTGCATTTGCCCGCACTGCCAGCACAGTTTCACGGCTATTCCTACCGTCATCAGCCAGACAGCCCCCAATTCCAAAAAGGGAAAGGATAAAGCCTCTGAACAGGAATCCGCCCTTTCCCTTGCCACCGGAACGGCCAATGTCTGCATCTTTTTTGCGGTATTAACCTTCATCGGAACTCTTATCACCGGCATCCGCACTTATCCAGTACCGGAAATATCCCGCATACCTCTGGCCGGATTTGGCCTTATTATCCTGCTTGCCCTTCTTCTCTCCATGGGGTGGCTTGTTGCTGCCAGCATCATCAAGCTTCTTGTCTGTATCGTCAAAAAATAACATTATGAGTAAAATAAAATATTTAAAAGTTTCTTCCTTGAGACTTCACGATGAAAACCCAAGGTTGAAAGATCGTACGCCCGGAAGGACACAGAAGCAACTGGCCAAAGAGCTTATCCATTATAAAATAAAAAATTTCCGGGAGCTAATGAAAAGTATCCGGGAAGGTTATACAGATGCAAATGTTATTACAGTAGAAAAAGTTAAGAACAGATATATAGTCAAAGACGGAAATAGGAGAACAACTATTCTTAAGCTTTTGCACGGCCATCTCTCTCCAGACGGACTAGACTTACCTTCTGATTGCATCAATATGATCAATAGCATTGATGCAACATGGAAACAAAAATATGACACCGTACCATGCTGGCAAGCTAACACTTCTGAAGAAGAAAACCAATACATAGAAAGAGAGCACGTCTCCAGTATTCCTGCCTCTACGAGCGACTGGGGCATCATTCAGAGAACCATAAAAAAAGGGCCTTCTTCTCCTTTATGGTACCATGCCCAACTCGCACTAAAATTTCAGAAAAATTCACATATTCCTATAGACTCTAAGTACAAGGAAAAATGGGAATCGGACTATCCGCTAACACTGCTTCAAGAAGCTTTTAATAAAGGATTAACGGAAGTCTTAGGAATGTCTATTGAAGAAGTTGAAAAGAAATACCCCAGTAATATCCCTCTAGAATTAAAAATATCTCTAGACCATTTATTCTATGATCTGGGTATAGAAAAAAACCCCAAACTTCATGAAAACGACCCAGCTCTTACATTTGATGACGTTCGAAAACAAACTTTTAAAGAAGAAATTCTCATTGGACGTTATCATCTTCAACATATTTCTACATATTCGGGAGATATAGAAACGTCTGCCGACGGGACAGACGGTGAACCTGATGGAACTGGCGGTGGAACTGGCGGTGGAACTGGCGGTGGAACTGGCGGTGGAACTGGCGGTGGAACTGGCGGTGGAACTGGTGGAACTGGTGGAACTGGTGGAACTGGTGGAACTGGTGGAACTGGTGGAACTGGCGGAACTGGCGGTGGAACTGGAACTCGCCCCACGCCTCCCCATAATACCCCACAGGCTCTAAAAAAGCATCTCAAAACACTACGCATTACTTCTGTAGAAGCATCAAAACTCGCCACTATAAAACAAGAATTGCTAAAGTTGAAAACAGAAACCCCTCTAGCTTATATTGTGCTTTGGCGTTGCTTCATTGAATTAACAGTTAAAATCTTCTGTGAAAAACATGATATTCCAACATGCCAAACGCAGAACGAGGAGAGGATCAGGGATATTAACTTACGAACCCTGCTCCTGAAAGCTCAAGACTATCTATCGTCAAAAAGGCTACTCACCCGGGAACCAAAAGATGCCTTTATCAATTTAACTGCACAAAGAGAAGCCCCCCAATCATCAAGGGGAGAATCAGATTACTCCATAGAGAGCATGAACAACTACACACACCGTATCTTTGATCATCCCACAATGGAAGTAGTTTACACAACATTTTATAAAACTCTAGCAGCAGTAAAACTCATGCTTGAACATCTTGAGCCGCCACAGCAGCCCTGATGCACTCCAAAGAAGGGATCTGGGGCATTTGCACCCCAGGTCCCAAAATAAATAATTCCTTGCCCATCGTTTTCTTACGTGCGCTATACTGCAAATCAAACGTAAATTGGCGGCAAGTGGAATAAAGCTTCATAATTTCAGGTTCAGCATCATAGGAAACTACCCAAGGAATGCCTACTTCCCTTTGCAGAACATGCGCTACTTCAGCATGATCCCCATGTCCATAGGCATTCATATATAACTGCTGCCCCTTGTGATAATAAGGAGGGTCACAATACAAAAAGACCTTTTTCCCAACATGGGGCACGTCCTCCCGTAATAAACTTACGGCATCCTTGCAACATACCGTGATTCTATCCTGATACCACGCAAATTCCTGAGCTAACCTGGCTAAACGTTTGCGTGGAAAACGGGCATCCATTTTATAATTTCCCTTCTGTTCATATCCACCAATCACGCCCCCAGCAATTACTCCTGAAAAATTAGTACGATTCAAATAGAACAGAGAAAAACCTACCTCAAACTGATCATAAACATGGGGAGTTCTTATAACCTCTCTTCTTCTCTTCCACTCTTCCATATTCAGGGGAACGGTCATCACCAGTTCAGCAAATCTTACTGGATCAGATAATAAGGCTCTCCAAAAAGCACATAGCCTATTACATTTATCATTCAATACTACTTTATCTACCAATCCATTAAATAACAACTCCATAGCTACGCCTCCCCCACCAGCATAAGGTTCTACATACACTCCACCTTTCAGTCCGTTAACATCCAATAACTCGGCAATAAACGGAGCCAACTTTCGCTTTCCTCCTGGGTATCGCAGCAATGTTTTGGGGGTTGTTATAACCATCTTTAAGAAATATTAATTAATTACACCTGTAAGTCAATACCTGTACACCCGTCTCTCTGGCCCCCTCCCAACTCTTCCTACACTATCATCACGCTCTTACCCGGACAGTTACATTAGCCAAGGACTGCAACACCTCCCTAGCCCATTCTTCAACTGTAAGCCCACGGCGTTCCGCCTCTGCTTTTACAACAGCATACTGTTCCGGGGAAAACTCTAAAACAACTTGTGTAGATATGTTCTGAAGAACTTCTTTTTCATTATCTTCTCTTATGAGTTTCTCTATAAAGTTCTTATGACCTTTAGGAATCTGTCTTGCAACAGACAACCAAGAATACACCGTTTGTCTTGATACTCCTAACTGATCCGCAAGCCAGTCAACTTTTCTCCCTTTGCTCCGTAGCCAATTTTTTACGGTTTGCTTAAAATCTTCCATGAGCAAACATTTTCACAAATGTGAAAACCAATCAATCCTTTTTTTACTTATTTTTCACATATGAGAGATTTATAGGTTGACATATTTTTACATATGTGAAAATGTGCGCGTATGGACAACACAATAACTCCCACCAGCAGACAGGGCACTACGGAAAAGGTACTGGTCTATACCGACATATCCGCGGCAGACGCCGAAAAGCTCGACGTCATCACCCAGGCAAGCGCGGTGCCGAAAGGCATCATCCTTGCAAACCTGGTCTATCTCCAATCCCTGAAATTCCAGCAGGCCAAACAACCCACCCCTGCCGCCTGACCTCAACCAAACCATCAAAGAAAAAAAACATGAACACCATCACACACTCCATCAAAACGCCAAGCCTTACGGAATTTGATTTAGCTCCCTATACCGGGAAAGCCATTCAATACATTTGCCTGGACGAACAGGATCTATCCAAACTCTCAAATCAAGGATTCATCCACACCACCCACTCCCCCATCATCAAACTTGAACAAACAACGCCGCTCCTGCTTTACGTAAGAATGTTTCATCAAACAAAAAAAACAGCGGCTACCGTCCATGCGATAGCCGCCACAAAAAACACTCTTTACTTAGGTATTATTGTTCCTCCTTCAACTCTTCAAGAGCCCCACAAACAGAATTAAACCCGTTTTCCATGGTTTCTTTTAGAGAAAGGCTGGCTGCTTCAAGCACACTCATTCCATTAGTGCAGGCATTACCTCCACCCATTCTTTCCAGAGCTATAGCTATTGCCCCCAACTTTTCATTAATACATTTCAGAGTATGAACCAACTCCTTAACATCCTGAGACGTAACACATGATTTATCCATAGACTTTCATATTATCCAAAACAAAAAAACAAGCAATCTTAAAACGCGCCGCCCATATCAAAAAAAGGAAGTCTCTTTATCCATAGAACCCACAAGGGTTGGACTTGGAGTTATACACTCCCGGCGCACCTAACAATAAACACACCATGAATAAACAACGCCGCCTGACGGAAGGAATCAAAAAATTTGCCCGGCCTCAATTCATCTTCCGGTACATGTCAGGCCCCGGTCATGTGCATCCGCTGGAAGCTCCCTGCGTTACCGTCTGCACACAGAAAAACCTGTATCTTGCGGCCGGAAAATTCATGGATAACTATTACGGCCAGGGTTACGCCACTTCCATTCATGCGCCCGTGGGAACCCTTTGCACCAAACAGCAGAAATATCCGGTCACGGCCATCTTCATGGCTTCCTACTATTCCGGAGGCGGCCAGATCTCCGCAACGGAAGCTCCATGCCCTGCTCTCACCACGGTTCCTAAACCGCGCGTTGTCCAATGCCAATTTCTGGATCAGCAATTCGGCAAAAGCAAACCGGCATCATTAAACCGGCCCAGCCCGGCCATCATGACCAATTCGCATTACTCCGTCACCACGGCATCCTTCATCCGCGCCATGATGCGCCCCGGAGTTAAAGGGCTTGTGTACCCGCTGGACAAGCCTATGAAAACCCTGCTCACAAGGGATTATTTTTACCTGGACACATGCCGTTACACCGGATGCCCCAATTACAGCCAGGACGCCCCAGGAGACACGGAAGCCATGCTGACCCTCAAACGGGCCATGCGGGAAAGGGGCATTGCGGATATTTGCATGCGCCCGCTCTCCATCCGTGAATGCCTCCGCGTCATGGGATTCCCTGAAGATTACAAACTTTGCGGCACGCAAACCCAGCAAAGGAAATTCATAGGGAACGCCGTAGAAGTCCACATGGCCTATGAAATGGCTCTGTCCCTGCACAACGCCCTGAAGAATCAATACACCCTCAACCAGAAAACCGCTTAATCAAATATCACTATGAAAGCTCCGGCCAAAAGAAGGAAATACGGCCTTAACGTATGGAAAGCCCACTTAAAAATTGACGCCATGCACATTGAAGCAATGTATGACGGCTCCATAGTCAAGGATATATGCACCGGCTCCATCGGCAACAACTGGAAGGAAATTAAAAGAAAAATACTCAACCGGAAAAGAAGGGAAAAATGAAGCTGACACCTGAACAGAAATCGATCCTGGCCTATGGAGAAACCCGCGGCATCCTGAAAGAGCGGAAAAGCTTAATGCGTTTCACGGAAGGCTCCGGGGAATGCAGCGATTATCACGGAGAGCCACGGATGATGTACGGCGTTGAAGAAGCCATCCGTGACGCATGGCAGAAGCGGGCCGCACGCCGGGCGTGGAATCCTCCGGAAGGCAGGACATGCGGAAATTGCGAAAACGGATACAATTATCACCGCTCTTCTCCATGCTGGAAATGCTTGCGCAACGCCGCCGCGGAACATTATCAGTTCCTGTTCCTACAAGACAACTGGGAGCCAAGAAAGGAGGCTAGCAATGATTAACATCCTCTTATCCGTCAGGCGGCCTTTCTCCGAGAAAATTTTGTCCGGGGAAAAGAAATGGGAACTGCGGAAAACCAAACCCATCTTTAGACGGTGCGGCCCTGTAACGCTGTGGTTCTATGAATCCGGCAAGGACGGGGAACGGGCTATTATCGGCAAGTGCCAGTTAAAGTATCTTATCCGCATGATTTCTTATATTCCTGACGGGTTAATTGAAGACGCCTGCATAACGAAAGAGCGTGGGCGCTCCTATCTCCCTTGCTACGCTTGGCACATTTATGACCCCGTGCGTCTTCCCCTTGCCGTGCCCCTGTCTGATATTGGACTGACCCGCCCGCCGCAGTCCTGGCGTTATATCACTAACGAGCAAGCGGCGATACTGGAAAGGAGGGGTGAATAATGCCAATCAAAGATAAATCGAAATATCCGCCTGACTGGAAGTTTATCAGCCTCCGCGAACGACACCGCGCCGGAAACAAGTGTGAACTCTGCCAAGCAACAAACCATCAGGCACACCCCATTACAGGAAGCAAGGTTATTCTCACCGTCCATCATATCCAATACTTGGAAGGACCGGAAAACAACGCCTATCCGAATTTAATCGTTCTTTGCCAACGTTGCCACAACCGGCTAGATCTCGGAATGAGAATCAGAAACGCCCGGGAAACTCGAAAGACAAAAACGGCGCCATTAGATGACCTATTAAATATAAAAAAGTTATCATAAATTACACCCTTAAAAAACGCCAAAACGGCGCCATCTTCAAAAAAAACACTCAAAACAGAATCACATCAAAACTTATCCGGCTAGCACAAACAACCTTACAAATAAAATACGAATATGAAAAATGAATCTGAAATACACATCTATACGGCATCTTTCGGGAAAAATCCTAGTGTTTTAATAAAGACTACTAGCACATTTGCACTGGAGTTACTTAGAAAATTAGAGAACACCGCAGAAAAAAAAGATATTATATTTATCAAGGATGAACAGAATTTGCCATGGCTCGCCTTAAAAACAGACAAGATTATATTTTATGTGTGGAACAATCAAATACTCAAAATACACTTTTCATAAACTATCAAATTAAAAAATTATGTATGTTTATAAAATAGAAACAAGTTACATTGAAGACAACTTCACCTCTTGCCAATGCTGCGGAAACTGCCAGCTATGGGCCCCGGAACAGAAAATTGACTACAAAATCAATGCCGCCGATCCGGACATTACCGACACTACAGTAACGGCCACCCCCCTCAATTTAGGAGCCTGCATCATCAGCCGCCGCACCGGGAAGGACGGGGAAACCTGTTACTTGCAAACCCACCGGACTTCCGGAACCTTTTGCCGCTACCACATCCCAACATCACCCTACGCCGAACACATCAAACGCCACGGCCTCCCCTGCACGGCCATCACCCCTTATATCATCCACCTCTAACCACCCACACACCAATGACCCAAAAAGAAAAAGAAGAACTCCGCAACTTGCCGAGCAACTCCCCGCGACTGCTTAACCAGACCCAGCTTGCCGCCGCGCTTGGAGTTACCATGGCTTTCACCTCCGCAATGAAAAAATGGGGCTGCCCGTTCCCAGGCGGCCGCATCCTGATTAAAGACGCCCTGGCATGGCTCAAAGCAAACCCGGAATTCCGCCCGTACAAAGAACGCAAAAGCCCTACCGGCCCTCACGGCATCCCGCAACGCAACCTTGACGCCTACAAAACATCACCTAATTGAGCCACATCACGCGCTTTCAGTTTGCGGTAAATCGCATGTACCAACTCCGACGCATGCCCTACATATTGCATACATTGCCCTTCAGAAAAGCCCGCGCGCGCCAGCCGGGTCACTACCGTTACCCGCGTACAATGGAAACTCAAATCAGGCATCCCCAAATCGTCAAAAAACTGGCACCATTGCTTGCTTGCGTTCCCCGGCAACTTAACCAGGGAGGAACGCCCCTCCCGCATGGCCTTTTCCGCAATCGGCCTAACGTCACGATGCAACGGAGCCTCGTGCATCCGGCCCCCCTTGCCAAGAAAACGGATAGTATCATGTTCCAGATCCACCCGTTCCACGGGCACCTGAACTTCCTTCAGCCGGCATCCCTGCTTCATGGCAATCATGAAAGAATCCCGCATCCATTCCGGAGCCTCTTTCAAGGCTTCCACAATGCGCCGTTCTTCTTCTTTCGTGATTTCCCTTTTCTCCCGCGCCGGGTCTTTTCTCAAGCCCATGTGATAACACGGGTTTGCGAAAATATAGCCCTTCCTTACCGCCTCCGTCATGATGCGCCCCAGCACCTTCAGCTCCAGAATGGCACTATTGCGGGTACACGCGCGCCAACCGTACTCCTTAGCCATGGCCGCATCCGTCCGGAAAGCCACATAATCTTTCAACAGGTTATAATCCACTTCCCCCGGATGCTGAACATCCCGGAGCCTGAAAAACAAATCCAAATGCCTCCACGCCACCTGATAACGGCGGCGCGTGCCTTCACGTTGAAACTCTTCCAGGAACGCCGGCACCCACGCCTTGAACAACTGGCGGCCATCTTCATTCCGGGCCATCTGTTCCTCTTTCTCCAGTCCGCGCACATATTCCAGAATACGCCGCAGGGCCCCAGGCTGGTCATGCCTGATTTTTGTCGCACGGTATTTCCGCCGCCCATCCGGACGCATCACGCCAACCCAATAATAGGGACTATCCTTGCGCTTGTAGTAGGACGCCATAGGAGAAACGTAGTACAGCGTAGTAAATCCATCAACAACAAACATAAAAAACCTAGTAAAAACATGACAAAATACCCCCTGAATATATGCCGGAATAACTCGCGGGTTCGATTCCCGCTCCCGCCTCCAAGATGTTGTCAAAGCCGGTTCAAGTCGCGTTCGTCTAGCGGTCCAGGACTCCCGCCTTTCACGCGGGCAACACGGGTTCGAGTCCCGTACGCGATGCCAATTCTCGTCAGCACACGACGGAATGGGCCTTGATTTTCCTACATTTTGCGCAGTTTTGAGCGCACCTGAAAGCACCTGACAGAAAAAAGTACCCTGTACAGGCGACTGTACATTGTCTAAGGACTGTACAGCACTATGGCAGGCATCATCAAACGCAACAATAAATGGGTGGCCGTCTTCCGGTCTCTGGACGGAAAAGAGCTGCGGAAAACCACCGGAATCGACGTGGTTCCCAGGGCGCTTCTCCCAGGAGCGAATAAAAAATCGGTCATGTCCCAGAATGAAGCGCGGGCGCGTCTCGTCGCCCAGGAGATGGAGAAGGAAGCCCGCTATGGGGTTTTTGATCTGGACAAGGTGAAGGCCATTGCCGGAGATCAAGCGGGCGTGCTGAAAGCCACTATGAACGGCATGACGGTGAGCCGGTTCCTGTTTGACTGGCTGGACGGACGGAAAAACAAGAAGCGGGCCTATGAGCGGGACGGCATGGCCGTCCGCCGGCTGCTGGCGTACCTCGGAGACCGACGGAATATGCCCCTGGCCGCCTTGAATAAAGGCATGGCGAAGGATTTTGTAGAAACTGAATTAGAGCGCGTTTCCGCCGGCACCGTCATCCGCTACGTGTCCACGCTTTCCACGGCGTTCAATGTCGCTGTAGACCGGGAGATCCTTTCCCGGAATCCGTTCCGGGGCGTCATGCCTTCCCGGTCGGACCACCAGGCGGAAAAGCAGCTGCGCGGCGCGTTCACGATGGAGGAAGTGAATACCATCATTGAATGCTTTCCCGACGAATGGCCGGATCTGGTGCGGGTGTGCCTCTACACCGGAGGACAGCGCCTCGGAGACCTGGCGACGCTGAAATGGGAGCAGATTGACTTGAAGAACTCCTTCTTGTTCATGACCACGCAGAAGAGCCGGCGCCGCATGAACAAGCCGATCATCCAGCCCTTGAAAGAGGTGTTGGAAAGGCGTCTGCTCAACCGGGTGAACGATTACGTGTTCCCCTTGGCAGCACTTCGCCATGCCCATGCGGGCGGGCGTTCCGACAAGCTTTCCACGGAGTTCACCACACTCTTGAAAACGTACGGAATCATCCGCGAAATACCCGGGGAAGTAAGAGGCGACCGTCACCGGCTTTCGGAAAAGAGCTTCCACAGCCTCCGGGCGACCGCCGTGACCGTCCTGCGCCTGTCCGGGGTGTCCCCGGATTTATGCCGCTTCATCGTCGGACACGATTCCGAAGAAATTGAACGGGTCTATTTCCGTCCGGATTCTGCGGACGTCCAGGCGGCCATGAGCAAGATCGCAGTCGGCGTGGCCCGTTAGCCTCCTTTCCTGCCCCGATCATCTTGTTGACGTCAACAAGATGATCCGTCTTCGTTTTGCGGGAAACGGCAGCGGAACAAGGCGTCCATTGCGCGGGCCCGCTCGGATTTCGGGATGTTCGTTGGGCGCGGGTTGCCGAAGGTAACCATCCAGAAATCCGCGTATTTCTGCGGAGTCACGGCGATGCTGAACCAGTTCCACGCCGTCCACTTCCCTTCCCGGTAAAAGGGCGTCCAGGGTTCATCAAGGCGGATTTGTTCCGTGGGGAAGTGATTCTGAACCGCCCGGCAGATGGTGAGGTCTTCCGGCGCGAGCGGAGGAAGGTCAGCCTGTTCCAGTTCCTCCGCCGCCAGTCTGGCCGCCCAGCCGCTGATGGCGTAACACGGACCATAGGCGGAGCGTTCAGAAGGATGGCTGGGGACCTGGTAGCCTGAGGCATGAAACACCAGCCCGGTGTATCTCATGTCGCGAACCCAGTCCCCCGACAACAGGAGCGTGTCGGAGTCGATTTTGACAATAATGTCGTGGTCTCTCGCTCCACGGGCCAGCGTGGAAATGATGCCACGGACGCAGTCCGGCCCGCGCAGGTTGCCGTTCCTTGGCCAGCTGGTTTGACAATACCGGGCCCCGGCTTCAACAAGGGCGGTTCTGGCGCGTTCAGCAATGGGAGTGGATTCATCGTCCACCACCGTGATGACGGCTTCCGGGAGGGCCGCCGCAGCGCACCGGACGCATACGAGAGCTTCATCGGCGTCGCCGGCATAGGTGAATAGGTAAATTCTGATCATGATGTTGCTCTATATATTTTTGTATCCATAAAACAGTTTTGTAAGAAATACTAACATCTCCGCACCGGTTACAATGTTGAGCGGGGACCTTTGGGACTATAAGTGTAGAACCATCTGGGAGTGTATATTTCAGACTTAAGAAGGTATTTTCATAATAGCCCTCCTGACATTCGTGACATGGAAGGTTTATGGATTGGCTCATGCTGGTCCGTAGGGGTAGAAGGTTCCTCCGAATACCGGGATCTGAATCATGCCCAGGGCGTATTGCGTCACCTGGTCATCTTCGATGTCGGCAATCAAGAAGGAATAGTCGAAGTTGACGCCCGGTTTTTCTTCGGCAAGCATGATTGGGTACACCGTCCCCGGAATGCCGGAGACGTCAACGCCCGTCAATTTGGCGTCCTGGTCAAAGTGAACGTTGAGCCATACTTCCCCGCTGGTTTGGGGGATAGTCACCCAGGAAGAACCGGAACCGCCCCCCTGCGGGTATTTGCCGAGCAGCGAGCCGTTCAGGTAGAGCGCGCCGGGCTTGATTTGCGCCCCGGTGACGGTTCCCTTCGTATCTTTCTGCACCCGCACCTGGAAGCCGTATTCCGGCGCGGGCGTGGCTTCTCCTGTGGACTTGGTAATATGCTGGCTGATGGTCGGAGATTCCGGCTTGGGGTCAAAGGCGTATTCCGTCGATTCCGGCGCGCCCTGCATGTTTTCCAGCGTGGATGAAATGTTAGAAACAGAATTAACTTCATTTAGCGAAATCAAATCTTCCACCCCGAGTTGATTTGGTGAACCGTAGGACAACGTGACGACGTTGGTCTGCAGGTCGCGGTTCACCGTCTGGATCATGGTGTTGATACTCTGCCATGCGGGGTTCCCTCCCAGCAGCGAGACGCGGCGGCCCATGTATTGCCGCGTTTGAGCCTCTCCCAGCGCGACAAAGGATATAGAGCCGTCCCAGGGCAATTCCTGCATGGATTCCCACACCGTTTTGGCAATGTCCCCATAGGGCACTCCTTCCGACGGTTCCGGCGATTCCCCTTCTTCCGGCCCGTTGGAGGGCTGCTCCCCGTTGTAGATGCCGTCGATGGGGTAGCTCGCAAAGGGGCGGTCCATGGTGACCAGATCCACCGAGAATTCTTCCCAAAAGCAGGGCACACCCTGCAAGGTCCCCACATTCTTGAATTTCTCCCGCCACTTGGCAGGGGCGCTTTCCGGGATGGCGAGACGCTGCTTGATGGTGGCATTGCACCACTGCGGCCGGATGGATTTGGTATGAATTTGGCCGTCCGTCAGTTCATAGCCCGTGGCCGTGGTATTATAGCCTTTCGGCTTGTCTTCCTCCGTTCCGTCCCAGGGCTTCCCGGTGATTTCCGGAGTTGGGTCATAGGCCGCAATGGCTCCAACGTCTTTCATCCATGGGAAATGATTTTTCCAGAAACTGTTGATCATGTCGTTCTGGTCAATCCGGGTCCCCGTCACTTTCATGCGCTGGTAGGACAGGCTGCCGGCCCTGGTTCCCTGTACCGGTTGAGGATCTTCTACCGGTTCTCCTGTAGAATTATACTTAGAATAATAGAAGTCTACGGACGTTCGGTAAACGATGGAATGCGGTAAGGTCGGGTCTCCGTCTTCCGGGTATTTGGACAGGTAAGAGACGCGATAGCCGTTGCTTCCGGTGGTTTCGGCGACAATCGCCACGCAGGGAGGCACGAGGTCGGCGCGTGGGACAAGGGAAACGTCCATGGCTTTAACATCGTTGGAGGGCTGCAATGGCAGGGAGATAGGCGTCAGGACGTCATAGTCCGTGATGATCAGCTTGGGCCGCGCGCCACTGTAGTCGTAGTACGTGACCATGCGGGGCGACCAGTGGCGGATGGATTGGAGCAGACTTCCAAGGGTGTCGCATGAGGCGTTCCATGGGATCAGCATTTTGTCGTCGCTGATCCGCAGTTCGTAGTCCGCGGGGTGGTGTTTGGCCAGGTTCAGCACCCGGGAGAGCGCGGAGGAAATGCTTATTTTAGGGATGATTTCATTCCCGCCGCCGGTACTTTGCCACATCGAAAAGACCGGCTTCCATTCGGAATCCAGGGCAAAGCAGTTGTCCAGGTAATACCAGGGATCGGAAAAGACGATTTTCCAGGCACGGGATGAGCCGCTGTAGGTCTTTTCGATGCTGGAAACGAGGCCGGCAAGAATGGTGTTCCCGTTTTGGGAGATGGTGACGGTATCGAATTGCTGGAAGGGCAAGACTTCCCCCAGCGTTCGGACGGGATAAACCGCGGTAATGGTGGAGGCGGCAAAACTTTGCTGGTCGTGGGTCAGGCTGGACGGCTTGAGATCCAGCAAATCATTGATGGTGATGTCGTGGTTCCTGCTGCTTGTAAAATGGTTGTGTTACGGAAGTAATGTTACCCTATCTTGTCGGGTTCGGAAACGTGTTTACGTGTCCTAGCTATTTATTTTTATTTAATAGAACATAGAAGGTATACCACATGATTCCACCAATTATTCCCCCGATAATATAGCCTATTCCTACCATAGATAAACCTGATATCAAGCTTACTATTCCCATAATTACTCCACCACCAACTGACAATGTTGCTAAGAATATGAGGATTGTAGCAAGAACAGAATGACTTTCTTTATAAGCTGGAGCCTTTTTAGGGGAATGTATGATGCGACTATTTTCCCTCAATAATTGCAACGAAAATAGCAATTCCTCAGCCTTGAACCATTTCTTTGTCCCTTCTGCACAAATTAACGTATCGGGAGAAATTATGTTTTTCTCAACTAATCTTCTTAACTCCGTGAGAGCAATCGGACCCTTCACAACATTTCCGAAAAAATAGTGATACCGCATAAACTTGGGAATTTACACTATTCTCATTTTTTTTCAATGCTTTCTTCTTCTTAATCCTTCTATATTGTTTTTAGCTTGTTCCAAATCTTTTTTCATTTGCTCCAAAACGTTTTTCAGATTTTTTAGCTCTCCTGATTGAATATTAATTAGCAATAGAGCTTCTTTCAGGTTTCCGGAAAGTCCGTTCAAAATAGCCTGATTAGTAATACCCTGTTGCCTTAAGGCATCTCTAAAAGCTACTCCAATTTGTTCATATTCTCGGGAATCTATTACTCCATCGGAAGCGGCTTTTTTCACCTGTCCACGTATAGCTTCAGATGCAGCTCTAACAAGTGCCTTTTGTTGGTCGGTGGCAGATTTTCCAGCAGCCACTATAAACTTATCTAAAGCCTCTGAAAAATACTCATTATTCTTTTTAAGCTCATCGGTTTTCGTCTCTATATCTTTCTTTCGCCCCTTAATTTCATTCTCGGCATCTTCTCTTTGTCTTTCTTCTCTAATGTTTTTTCTCTCTTGCGCTTGAGCTGTTCTTCCTCGTTGTTCATCAACTGCTGCTTCCGATTCATTTTTCTTTTTTATATTAGAAAAGTTTCTCGTTGCCTTTTCTTCTTCATTTATAGCTTCTATTAAAGATTTTTCTGCCTCTTCATATTCTTTTTCAAGAGTTTCTATAGTTTTTGCATAAGATTTATAGGCATTACTATATCCACCTTCTCCAGAAGTTCCATTACCTAAAGAAAATCCTCTATCCTCAAGGGCAATATCACTCTTCTCTATAACTTCCTCTGTATTAAATATTCTATCTCTTCTGGCTTCTGCGTTTCTATAACCATATTTATCAAGTAAGGAAGAGATTCTTTTGTCGGATATATCTGTGCCTTCAACAAATTGAGATACAGAATCATAAAGATTTTTATCGCTAACTTGTTTGTACCTAATAGCTCCTAAATTTACTTCTTTATCTCTTAAAGATATTAAATAGTCATATAAATCATTTCTCAAAGAATTGGTCTGTTCTTCTACAGAAACTTCTGCAGCTCGTCTTTCTTCAAGGGACATTATATCATCATTAATAGAGGCATTTTGCAAGGCGGCCTTAGCTTCTCTTTGTCTCCGTGCTGCATCTATTCTTTTGTTTACTGCATCAGAAACATCCAAACTTGCTGATTCTTCTATTTCACCTCTTCGTCTTGCACGACTATCTAATTCAATTCCTTCTATCAAACGAGCTTTTCTTCGTTCTGCGTCTGCTCCTTCTCCTAATAGTCCATTTGCAAAATCTTCTTCTACCTTTAACCGGGCAATCTCTGCTTCATCGTCTTTGATTCCTGATTCTAAAGCAATCAATTCTTTACGATAATCCAAAGAATATTTTAAAGCTTCTGCTTCTAGATGTCGATAATCTGCTATTTTCTTTGCACTATCTAAAGCCTCTCTTAAGAATTGTTCGTTTTGATTTTGCCGTGATGTTTCTTCAACCTCTGCTTTTAATTTTTTAAAGGCCTCTGCTTCCTCTTCAATGGCCTTAGCGAGTTCTTTGGATTTTGCTTCCGTGTTTCCCATCCACTCGTAAAGCTTCGCTCCGGCAAGGGTGGCAATGGAGATGGCCCCGGCCAGCCCTGCCCCGCCTCCGAAGCCCATCACAAGCCCAGGAATATTGTTCATGATACCCCTGATGCCGTACTGCAAGTCATCGAAGAAGTAGGCAGCCTGCAAGGCCCCCTGACCCATGTTCTTCACGCTCCTGGTTGCCTGCTTGCTGTCTTTATCCAACTGCTCCGTAGACTTGTTCAGCGCGTCGATCTGCTGTTTTGCTTCTTCCACGCCTTTTCCGTCCAGCGTGGACTTGAGTTTGATTTCAATTTCTTTCTTGGTGGCCATGATGGTAGATGTGGATGGTTATTGTTGAGGGCGGGCTTCTTCGATGACGAAAGCGGGCAGTTTCCCGTCGGTGAGGGCGTTGCGGGATTCTTCCACGCGTTTCTGCAAGGATTCCAGAATCATCATATCCCGGATGATGATGCCGAAGGCATGGGAGGGATCGACGCCGGCATCTTGGGAGGCAGTAAAGACGCTTTCCTTCAATTCCTGCACCGCCTGGTTCAGGTTCGGGTTCTTGCCGCACTCTTCGGCAAATTCGACGAAAAGCCGTTCTATTCCGTTTTGTTGTTGTTTGTTCATGATGGATTATTCTGTTAAGATGGGTATTCGGTGGAAGTGTAGCGGATGACGAGGGATAATCCGAACGTACGTCCGGGCGCCGTGGCTGCCGCGGGGTAGGACTCGTCTCCGAGACCGTCAAACGACTGGGGGCTGGACAGCATAGCATGCTGCTCATAAATGCCGTTCTGGTTTTCCACGACCAGCTGCCAGTCCGAGCGGATTTCCACGCCGGGCGAAAACGTCCATTTCACGTTTCCGCCCTCTCCGGTGGAAACCGCCTCATTGCTGGTCGCCAGGAGGGAGGCAGACCCGTTTTCCACCCGGTAAAGCGTTAACGTGCCGGAATTGGAGCTGGTGGGGTTCGTCGTGATGATTTCCTGCAGCGTCAGTCCCTTTCCTTCGGGGTTGCCTGCCGGGAAGTCCGGATAAACGTCCGAGGGAATAAACCGCCATGAGGAATAACTCATCGGAGTATCCGAGTATTCCCCTCCGGGAGGGGGAAGCTGATGATTTCGGGTGACCAGTCCTGCCCTCAATACGCGGATTGTCTGTCTTAAACCGGAATCCGCCTGTGTCGCGGAAACGACGACGGAGCCGGCCGCTCCTTCATTGGGCGCCGCGGTTAACGTGAATGACCCGTTATTTCCGTTCGTGATATCGGAGATGACAACGGAAGAGCTGGGAGAATTGGGCGTCCAGTCAACGCTGACTTCCCCCGGGTCATAATAGGAAGTCACCTGAACCTGGTAGCTTCCTCCAGTAACGGGGACCTGTACCTGGCTTGGAGCAAGGCTGAATGAGTAAGAGGGTTGAAGCTGACGAAATTCAACCTCAACAGCCTGTCCTGTTCCGTCCTGAATGACCTGGAGCGACATGGTCCTGTCCTGGTCTCCTTCATTGGCCGCGACGATAACCTTGAATATCCCGTTGTTGCCGTTGACGATATCGGAAACGGTTAATCCTTCGGAAACGTCGGCAATCTGCCAACCCTGCCCTACCGGTCCAGGGCTGAACGACGATTCCACATTAATGATGTATTCGCCTCCCTTGACGGGAACGTCGAAAGAAGAGGGCGTCACGCTGAATATCCAGTTGGAATTGTCCGGGGTCCGGTCGGTGACCGTCATGGTCAGCGTGACCAGCAGGCACAGATAGCCGTCCTCGGGGGACGGCGGAGGAATGAAATTTTCCGTCTCAAACTGGTAGCCGGTGATGACGGCGGCAAACCGCCATTGAGGCTGATCGGCGAATTGCAGGTAGAGATAGCCGTTCTGGTTGCTGGCCAGCCACAGAGCCATGTTCTCTTGATAGGAGGCCATATCCTGAAAATCAACGAACCAGCGGTAAAACGCGATTGTGCGCTGCTCCACGGCGCTCCCAAGCCCCTGCGCGAACGCCCTGGGACCGTCTACCAGCGACGTTTCAAATGCTTCCATGGAACCGCCGAAACGGGGCGGCTCCGGCGTATCGTCCCAGAGGTTGAGCAGCTGAATCTGGTTGCCGGCGGCGGAAACGTAGCGGGCTGCGTAGGGGGCCTGGTAGGTCATGGGCGGTTACTGGTTGAGGTAGTCCTTCACCCCTTCGGCAATCGCTTCGGCAATGCGTCCGGGATGGTCCTTCATCAGGGCGGCGTTTTCAGGATTGGTGATAAAGCCGCATTCGCACAGCACCCACGGGCAGCGGGTCCTTTTCAGGACGGCGAGGCCCGGACGCGACTGCACGGTATTGGCCCGGCCGGGAAGCAGGCGGGAAAGAGGTTCCGCGATGCACATGGCCAGCCTGCTGCCCTTGACGCTGCCTGGGTAAAAACATACATGGGCGCCATGCGGGCCGGGATTTGGGACGTTTATGATTTCCGGCCCTGTTTCAGTTTCCACCGTTTTTTCAGTACTGGCGCTGTCACAATGAAGGGAAATGCCGAAGTCATAGCCGCCTTCATTGGCGGCCTTGATGGTGGCGTTCAAATCCTGGGCATTGCTCATGCCAGGAAAGTCAATCACGTCCACCTTGGCGCCCAGTCCCTGAAGCATGGGGGCAAGGCATTCGGCGATCGTCACGGCGACGGCGTGTTCTTCAAGACCGTTCCCGCGGGATCCGGTGTTGTTGGCATGTCCAATATCAATGGCTATTTTCATGAGTATTCTCCTTTAATGGTTGGTCGTTAATATGATTGAACTGGTAAGAAAAACTTTACTGTTGCCTATTTTTCCAACTTCCGTTCGATATTCTCAATTCTGACGGCAAGCAGCTGAATCGCCTTGGCCGTCTCGACCTGGGCCTGTGTCTGCATGGTCATCAGGTCACACAGCCGGTCATTATGGTGTCCCATGACATCTCCGATGTACCAGCAGGACGCGCCGCAAATGACCAGCGACAGCATGACGCAGGCAAACCCGGGTGACGCCTTGGCAAAATCCATGAAACGCGCCGATACTTCGGAGAGTTTGCACATGGTGTTACTTCTTGGAGGGAATTACCTGCACAACGGGCGGAACGTCCGTTTCCGGCTGTGCTTGGGAATAGGAGATATGCCCCTGCTCAATGACGAGGCAGGAGCCGTCCTTGCATACCTCCGTGCGGCCCGGCGTCACGTCTACGGAATGACCGCAGCCGGAGAGGGACATTCCCAAGGTGCCAATGATAGCCCCGACAATAACCGCTCCGGCTGCATATAAAGCCTTTTTCCACAAGCTAGATGCGCCGGATGCCTTAATACCGAGGTAGTCTTTCACATCCCCCAGCGCATGCTTACCAATGATGGAGAGAGCAGTATTTGATACAGCAATCCATCCTTTCTGTTCGTTTTCCGTCAGGTCTGCCCAGTGAGGGATTGGAGTGTTGGACTCATTGTGTGCCTGGGCTGCATAGTACATGTGCATTTCTCTGGCGATAGACTCGGCATGATTGCATTGATCATTAGTAGTCATTTTATTATGTTGTTATTGGTTAGTAGTGAAATGCTTGAAAAATGCCACGGCGGCGGGATCCGTGATCACAAAAGCCGGGTAGTCATAAACCGTAAATATCCTGCGGCCTTTGGTCTCCGCATGGACGGCCTCAACGGTCAAAGACACCGCATCAATCAGTATATAGGTGCCGTCTTCCGCGAGGGTCAGGGCATTTTTTCCCAGCCTTGCCCACACCTGCACCGCCTGCCACGGTTCCGCCAGTCCAACCAGAGCGGCCACTACCGCCTGCATGGCCGGGGCCTGTTCCGCTGGAATTTCGGCAGGCGTGTAACGGGCCACACGGGTGAACCCGTCCGCATCCTGATAGATGGCTGTCAGGATGAATTCCTGCCAGTTGCCCGGCTTAGGAAACTGTAGCTGTATTTCTCCGTCGTTCATGATTCTTCAAGGGGTACGTTAATATCTTCAAAAGCCGCGGTTGCCTCGGATTCAACAGCATTGGTTCCTATGGCCTCCAATCCGTAGAAAAGCGGGTTGATCTGCCCCGGCTGATAGTAGGCATATTCGCCGGGCCCGGCGTAAACCGAAGCCGTTCCGCTCGTCGTGTTAATCACGTCCGTCACCCACCTGGAAACGCCGACGCCGGTCTCAAAATTGGAGACGCCGCGGCAGGTGGCGATTTTGTACAGGTTATTGGTCTGTGCTCCCGTGACCATCAGCCAGAGCCCTCCCAGGTTTTCATAAACGCTGCTGTTGGCAACCTCCTGCTGCTGGTAAATAATCTTGCAGACCGTCCACGGGATGGGCTCGTTCTGTGTCGCAGGAATAAAACTGGTCGTCGTCTTGACCTGCCACCCATCCGTGGAATTGAGCGCGTAAATCTCACGGACGCGCACCGTATAGCCGTTGCGGGCCGTGTCTCTCACATTGTCAAAGGTGATGTCCAGAATCTCCCCGGAATTAAAGGCCAGGTCATTGCCGGGAATAATCGTGTAGGAATCCGTGGTGAGGTCCGTCCTGATTGTTTTCGCTCCGCGTCCGATGCCCATCGTCAGCTTTGCGGCGGCGGTAGCCCGCCAGACAAACGAAAATCCGGCCCAGGAAGAATAATTCCATTGAGAACTGGGTCCTTCAAAGGGTGCCTGAATGGTTGTGTGAGCTCCCGCGGGAATACCGATGCGGGCCATCTGCCAGGGAACCGTTTTAGTAACCGTTGCCGTCCCGGTCGTGGACAGGGAGTCCGTATTCAGAAACGCGCCGGCCGTATAAATATTGGCCGCGCCTCCCATGCCCGCGGCATACAGCCGGTTGACGCCGGATTCATTGGCCGGCGCGCCCGCGGCAAGCGGGATGTTGACGCCGCCGTTGGCGTTGACGGCGCTTGAGAACGTGGCCGCCCCCGCGCAGTTGAAGCTGGCGCCCTGGGAAATATTCAGAATGCCGGTCTCTACCATGAAGGTTCCGCGCAGCCAGCCGCCCGACCGGAGATCAACGGACTGGTAAAACCGGGTGATTCCGTAAATCTGATTCAGGGTTCCGGCGCTTCCGCTTCCGTCCGGGTTGTTGACGACCAGAGGCCCGTTGATAGTAGCCGATTCAGCGGTCAGGGCGCCTCCGATGTTGACGTCTCCGACGTTGGACGTCAGGGTTCCCGGATCTCCCTTTTCCCCTTGCGGCCCCTGGGGGCCTGCCGGACCTTCCGGCCCCTGGGGGCCCTCCGGGCCTTGAGGCCCCGCCGGTCCTGTATCTCCCTTCGGTCCCTGCTCCCCGGTTTCGCCCTGCGGCCCGCGTTCCCCGGTTTCGCCGCGTGGACCTTGCGGCCCTTCGGGGCCGGTTTCACCCCGTTCACCCTGCGGGCCTGACGGTCCCTGAGGACCAACATCCCCGCGGGGAATCGTGAAATTGAGCAGATAGGATCCCACTTCGGACCCCTTGACGGCTTCCGCGTTGGCGGGCGTCCCCGGTTCCCCGGTGGTGACCTGACCCACGGACAGATTAAAATTCTCGGCGTACTTTTTGGCCTGCTCCGCGTACCAGGCGGCGCTGGACGCGTTGTCAAGCATGACCTGCACGCAGCCGCTTCCTTCCGGAAGCTGCACGACGACCGCGCCCGCCACGGCCTGCTGTTCGTCCGGCAAGTCCGGCGTCACCCGGCCCGAAGAAATAAAGCGTCCGTAAAGGAGCGGGCTTTCCTCGCTGCCGTCGTCCATGAAAACGTCATAGGACCACATGCCCGCGGGAACCGAAGCCCAGGAAAGCACGCCGTTGCCCTCGTCATCGTGGGAAAAGCCGAACTCGGCGACGCCCGTCTTGAGACGGACAGCGCCGCGCAGGGTGACGCCGCTCATGTCGACGGGATCCCCCTGAAAATCTACCACGCGGACGACCAGCGACTGGTTCAGCCCCGTGACGGTCCGGATATCGTATTTGCCTGCCTGCTGCCTGGGAAAAAAAGAGGATGCGGGGGGCAGCGCGCCCCCCTGGTGAAACGCGTCAGGAACCCGGCGTCGGCGTCACGTCCTGCACATTGGAGGGCGTGAACTGGTACTTGCCGCGATAATCCATTTCGAACTCGAACTGTGGTGAAGCAATCGCCGTGGTGTGCTCAGGGTCCTGCAGCAGGCGCAAGGCGCCATGCGCCGTTCCGACCAGATAGATCGTACCCACGTCATTCTGATACCAGAAATGAAGATACCCTTCGATCTTGTTGTCGCCGCCATGTCCGACGGTGGTCGATTCCTCGCCATTAGCGGGAGGCGCTCCCAGGGCGAAAGACAGCTGGAACCATTCGGGAGACATGTCCGGCGTGGTGAAGGTCATCCGCTTTCCGGTCGTCGTGTTCTTGCGCTGCTGGCGATATCCCAGCGCGCCTCCGTAAAAGCGCGTTACTTCCCCTTCGACCTGGGTGGCAACGGATTGGAAAGCCCCCAAAAGCCCGAAACTCACCCAAGGCTGTTCAGGCCCGGCTGTCGGATCGGCGGGCGGAGCCGTGGGAGGCGTCGGAAACTGGTCCGGTCCGGTGACGTAAGAAGCTCCCTCGTCTTCGGTCACTTTGATGCCGTCGGGGAGGAAAATCGCCAGAACGCCGGTAATCTGCGGCGTTACATTGCGGTTGGTAAAGGTGGGATCGTATGTAGTAGCCCTGATGCTTGAAATGGTTAGTAGATGATGGTTGCCTTGCCGTCGGCTTCCAGCTTATCGGCGAGTTCTTTCGTAACACGAATATGCGCTCCTTTCAAGAACGTTGAGCGCCCTATCCTCACTTCTTTGGACAGAATGAGAATGTTCGTGTTGATGACGGCGGCCTGCTCCGTCTTCTTTTCCGGTTCGGTGTTGGCTGCAGCTGCTTTGCTCATTTGATTTCAACGAGGTTAAGGGTGGCCAGAGCTTCCGCGACGTTCGCGGGAAGTTCCGGGGTATCGGTTTTCATGGAGAGGCTGAGAACCAGCCCTCCGTCCAGTTCGGCGCGGGTGCGAATGACCCGCACGGCCTTCTTGTCAGTTGTTTTCTTCTTTTCGTCCGGTGCGGACGGCGTTTTGCCGGCGGTTTCGGAAGATTCGTCCGGCTTCGGGGCGCTCTTCCGCACGGCCTTCTTGTCAGTTGCTGATGCTTTGTTCATAGAATTCTGGCTTGGTTCTCATGTTAATATTAACCGGGGCACGGTAATCCACGGTCAAAACGTTCATTTGCCGCTTCTCGCCGTCAATGATGGCGGAGGAGGAAAAACGGCCTTTGATTTTGGGTTTCATCATCGCCGGTGCGGAAAAGGGAAGAGGATTCCAGTTCCACAGGGCTTCTTCAATCACGTCCCCAACCGCCCGAAGATAATAATCAGGCGTCAGGCATGCCGCCGGGAACAGGGACGCGTTGTGATAAATGGAGGCGATGATGAAATACTGACGCCACATCGTCGGCGCTTCCGTTTGTCCGTGCCCGTCCTGGTATTCTGCCGCGTCCCCGGGGCACACCAGAACAACGCCGTTGTTGCCCATCGCCGACATGATGATGTCATTGGCGGCGTACTGTGGGTCGAAGGGCCGTTCGAAGATGTGGCAGTTCAGCGCTCCCAGGTTCTTCAGGCGCTCAATGATGCGCCGGCACATGGTCTGGTCGATGGAGGGGATCATGGTTCGTTTCCGATGTTGGCAAGGTAGGTTTCCGCGGCGCGCTGCGCCATCCGGTCCATCGTCGGGAGAATTCCCGGCGTGGGCGGGATCGTGACTTCACGGCACAGCACGTAGAGCACGTCGCCCGTTCTGACTCCCTGCCGGAACAGCTTGCGGGACGCTTTCTTTCCGGTGGCTGATTGCGCCGTCTTGAGGATGAGGACGCCGGTCACATTGCCGTTGCGTCCTCCGTTCTTGGATGGGATGAATTGCAAGTCCTCTTTGCGGAAGCCGGCGCTGTAAATGCTCCGGGCTCCGCCATGTCCGCGGGGGGCATTGATGGTGGGGATGGCCAGGTTCCGGATCGGGTTCCCGGTGATTTCCGAGGTGCGCCCCGTAGGCCGGAGCGGGCCGCCCAGATAACCCTGGGTGCCGATCCAGTGCAGGCCGATGCCGCGCCAGGCGATGAAGACGCTGACGCCCTCGGCGGTTTCTTCCATGGTCGTGGCGTCCGCCGCGCCGTCGTAGTAGTCCTTGCCCTGCTGGCGCAGGGTTTCCTGGATGAGCAGGCTCAGGGCGACGCCGGACTTGCGGAGGGCGGTTTTGTGCCGGGCCGCGGACGGATCCATGTCGGCAAACGCCCGGTCAATCGCGGTCTGGTCAATATGGACGGTTACAGCCATTTGGAGGGTAAAACGTAAGGGGTAGGCAGTTCCACGCGGAGGGCTCCGGCAACGTCTTCCACTTTCTTGACGTGCCCGGAATTAAGGCGCCAGGTGAATTCCCCCTCTTCCTTCCGGGAAACGGGGATATACTGGCGGGAGGACGCGGCGGCCACGTCCGCGGGCCGGGCGTACCAGACGCCTTCCGGCTCGGAGGACAGGCGGTCCAGCAGCCTGTCCAGGTAGAGGGCCGCCAGCGTTCCTGCCACGGATCCCCCGGCCGCCGCCAGGCGGAAGGCCTGGGCCTGGCGCAAGGGGATCTCTTCCGGGAAATCCCCGGACAGGACGTCCGCCAGTTCCGCGTCCGTGTAAGGGCGCGTGCCGTTCGGGTCCGTGTAGGCAAAGGTGGTATTGCCGTCGTTCCCGGTCTTGACGCGCACGGCGTCTTTCAGGATGCGGCGGATCTTGTTCCTGTTGGATTCCGTCACGCCTTTGGCATTGCTTTCCAACGTGGCGTTGAAGCTGGCGGGAGCGGGACGGACGCGCGACACGTCCAGACCGGCCGCGCGGGCTTCTTCGGCGCCCACGGGGGCAATGTTCATGCCGGACAGGTAGTCAAAGGGCGGGTAGGGAGTTCCGAACCGCGAGAGGCGGATCCAGATGTCGGAGGCCGCCAGCGCATAGCCGACTGTTTCTCCGCGGATGAAACCGGATGATACCGCTTCCGTGGCTTCTTCTTCCAGCCCGGCCCGGGCACGGTTCCAGCGTTCGGCCCAATAGCGCGGGTCTTCCCGCCCCTGGGAGCGGTAAAATTTGAAGACGGCCGTGTCTTCGTCCTGCGTCCAGTCGTACCAGTTCCGATAGCCGTGGGCCATGGCCGCGTTGGTTTCCATGACGACCTGGATGCGGACCCAGGAGGACAAATCCTGAATGCCTCCCTGCCCCGTCGCCGGGGGGCGGTATCCCTGCTGCCGCAGGGTTTCGCGGATGGCCCGCTGCGCTTCCTCGTAGCTCAAGGCTCCCGAGGCCACCTGTGACGCCTTGTCCTCAAAATCGGACAGGATGACGCCGGGTTCCACCCCGGACACGAAGAAGGCGCGCTCGGCGTAGTCGTTGGCAATCATTTCCATTTGGGCGGCGGTCATCATCTGTAGGTGCTTCTCATCGGATTGAACCAGGGGCGGCGCGTGTAGCGCGGCATCATGTAGGCGGGATCCGCGGGAGCGGAGCCGTCCACGCTTTCCGGAAGCATGTCCCCTTTGGCGTAGAGCGCCAGCATCGCGTCCGCCGATTCGGCGGCCTTCTGGCGCGTCTCGGTCAGGTTGAGCTGGTAGCGCAGATAGAGCTGCCGGATAATCAGCGGCCATGCCAGGGACCGCATGCTTTGAGGGATGTCGTACATGCCGCTGTTTTGGAGCGATTGCCGCAGGGCGAGGTTGTTGGCCAGAGCCCCGCGGATGGTCATGCAGACATCGTTGACCGCCTCCATCATGACGTCCCGGTAGTCCAGGCTGCGCTGCTCCCCGGAGGTCACCAGGGCGTCGCGTTCGGCGGTGTTGAGGCCGAGCAGCCGATCGGCTTCGTCGGTGGAAATCGTGGACCAGGCAGGAAAGGCGGACATGATGGAGGCGGGCGTTGGGGTTAATCGGCGGAGGCCGTGTTGATGCGGATGATGGCGCCGGGGTTGGTCAGCTTGGTCAGCGAATAGACCCGGTTGGTCACCTTTGTCTCCTTGTTGGTCGGGAAGTATTCCGTCGTTACTTCCCGCTGGAATTGTCCATTAAGCGCAAAGGTCTTGATAGCCGAAGCGTCAAACTGCGTCGGGGAATCTTCTTTATAGAGGATGTAGACGTCGTCTTCCATCATCGTCTTTCCTTGACCGGACGGATCATAGAAAGGCATGTTGTTGACGAAGACTTCATTCATCCTCATGAACAATGATCTGTTCAACAGATCTTCATTGAAGAGGCCGACGCTGTTGTATGACACCACCTCTCTTGCCAGCGGATTAGCCCGAAGACGGGCCCAGGCATTGGAACCGAAAACAATGGTATTCGGCATTTTCCCGGCAGTGGCATTGATGGTGCGGATCGCGTTGTCCAAATCCGTCAGCGGGTTTTTCTGCGGATTATCCCAATCGCCATAACCGGACGCTGCCGGAACCTGGCTTTCGATGAGCTTGGCGCGCTGGTATTCATAAGACGTGACGAATTTCGATTCCAGGAAGCGGGCATGAGCGAGCAGAATCGCCTGCGCCTTCTCCCTGTTGACCCCCAGCAGAATATCGGGAATCGGATCCGTCAGCGCGTACCCCTGAAGGGTGTCGGTTTCGTTCCTTCCGAGCATGGAGGTCTGGCGGGGCGGTTCTCCCGGCGCGACCTGGATGGGCTCCACCGTAAACGCGGCCGGCGTGTCCCAGACTATATACTGGAAAGAGATGTCGTAAACCGGAACAAGCGGAGCGATGCGATTGATCATGGAGTCCCGTTCCGTATTCCCCGCACCGACGGAGAAAGAGGTCAGGACGTCCGTGAACTGATAAGCTGAATAAAATAGATTAGCCCTTGTGGTTGGTCTTTCTAATGGTTAGAGGTGAGGTTATGCGGCCGCAACCTGGTATTGAGCGACAAAACCGATTTCTATTTTCCCCGGCTCCCACCGGTTGTGGATGGCTCGTCCATAGACGGTTTCTCCGCTGGCGGCGGCTTTCCAGGTCCCGTTGGCGGTGATGGTCACCGGCGTTCCTACACTGATCGTTCCGGGAGTCTCGGCAAGAGACGCTTTGGCCAGACCAGCGAACATGCCGACCAGCACGGCGCAGCAGGTGCCACGGTCGGGCTGAATTTGAGTGACGAGCCCTAGCAGCTGGTCCTGGGTGGGAAGAGCCGTCAGCGGGGTTCCGATCAGCTCGGGAATATCCGGGTTTCCGGTCAGCGCGACGACGCATCCTTCCAGGGCGGACAGGTCAACGCCTTCCGGCGCGTTGAAGTAGACTTCGGCGTCTGTTTGGGTGATGTTGATTGATGGCATTGGTTTTTAGCGGTTAGTGGTTATCGTTCGTTGACAACAATGAAGCCTTCATCGGTCGCTTTCTGGTAGGCGTCGTATCGCTTCATTCCTCCCTTCATGAGTTCGTTCACACGGTTGTTGAATGCGTCAATGGATTCCTTCTTGCGGAATGGGTCAGGGGGATTCAGCGTCGCGCGGCGGTTCAAAGGCGTCCTTTGCGGAAGCTTCTTCTGCTCCGGCTGCTCCTGTTTCGGTGCGGGCGCCTGGCGGTTGAGCGCACGGATAAAAGCGTTCAGCGCGGCGGGGCTTTCCCGGAGCGAATTTTTCAGCTCTTCCCGGCGTTCTTCCTTGAATTCCTCGCGTTCTTCCTCGTCCAGCGCGTTTTCGTACATGCTGACGGCGTCGTCCACTTCGGCGTTCACGCGGTCTTTCTCACGCTTTTCCAAATCGAAAAGGTGATCAACACGTTCCAGGATCTCCTTGAGCATTTTATCAGTTCCATCGAATTCGATGTCCGCTTTGTCAAGGATGCTATCAAGCAAAATATCTCTTTGCCTGCTTAGTTCCTCGGACGGATGGTATCTATCGTCGTTTTCCATATTGGTGTTCTGGGTTGTTTCCCCCTCTTCGGGGCTTTTGGGTTCGCCCCCGGCCTCTTCGGAGGCGGGGGAAGTCTGTCGGTTGACCAGAGGCCGCTTTCCTTTGATGCGTGGGCGGTTGGTCAGGGCGAAACCGGTCAGGCGCGACGGGCGGTAAACGCCGTTCGTCAAGGTCATCCCTTCACCGTATTCCGTGGATGACTGCGTGTATTCCTTGTCCTGCAGCATTTGCAGGCCGCGCGGCGTCCATTCAATGAAGCCGTAGAGTTCCAGCGTGCCGGAAGGGTCGCGGTAGGTGTCCAGCCTCTTGAGCCATCCAAGCGCGCGCGTATCGCGGGAAAGGTCGTGGCTCAGGTGGTCGCCGTCGATGAGCATGCCCGGCCCGTCAAAGGTGCGGGCGTTGAAGTCGTCCACCATGTCCCGGATCGCCTGCTCGTCGATGCGCAGCACGGCGGGACCCTCGCCGTAGTCGACGTCATGGTCTCCGCTTTTCTCAATGTGAAACCAGCCGTTGGCGGGTCGGGACAGGTCATTGATTTGTTTCGTAGCGATCATCGTTAAATCCTTTCATGAGTCCGGCGTAAATCATTTGCTGCAGCTGCTCGTATGCGTCGGGCGGAATGAGGGCTTTTTCCGGCTCCCTGTTGGCCGCAGCCGTCACCGGAACGGCTTCCCGCGTGTCCTCGATCGACATGCCGATCTTTTCTTCGATTTCGGTCTTCTCGGGGCGGACGCCTCCGTCCGCGAGGGCGGCAATTTCCTCGGCCTTCTGCAGCGGCGTCTGGACGGTGTCAAAGGTGATGTGGAGTCTGGCCAGCGGTTCGCCGTCTCCCAGAACAAGCGGGCTGATGGCGGCGTTAAAAGCTTCGGATACTTTGGAACAGACCGCGGAGACGACCGAATTCCAGCTGTCCGTGTGCGCTCCTCCGGCCAGCGTGCCGGATCCTGATTCATTCAGGACGGTCAGGGTGCCGGCCATCACAAACCGCACCTGGTCCTTGTCGGCCATGTTGATGCGGGAGAGGAAATAGTTTTCGTTGATGTTGGACGCCTTGAGCGGTTCCGCGGTGCAGCCGGGAGGAAGCACGATGGAGGCGCCCGATTTGAGTTCCTCACAGGCCCGTTCCAGCGCGTCCATGACGGCGGCGCTCGCGTCCTTGGGCGCCGTGATGATGGCCGGGGCGCTCCCGTAGCGGTCCATATGGTTGTCCCACGTGACTTTGGCATGGTTACGCTCAAAAGAAGCGCGTGTTGCCGGAAAAAGAATGGGGTTCCGGTGCTCCATGACGACGAGCGTTTCTTCTTCCACGCTTTCGCCGGTGTCGACTCCGATGTAGCACTGGGGATTAAACTGCCATTCGTTCAACTCTCCGGGGCGGACCCAATAGCGTTGGGGGATGAATTCAAAGCGGCGGCCCCAGGCGTCCTCAATGTATTGGAGATGGGCGTAACCGTAGAACATGGCCGAAGCCAACTGCCCAAAGGCCTGTTGAAGTCCGGTGACGGAGTGATAGAATTCTTCCAGCGCGTTCTGCTGTCGCTGGGCTTCCGGGCTGTCGTCCGCCGCGTCAATCTTCCAGCCCTGCATGGAAACGCTTTCAATGAGCCGGGAGTACAGCATTCCCAACAGTCCGTCCGAGTAGATGACCTCGTCCCAGATGAGCATCTGGCGGGCAAAAGCTCCCCGCCGCGCTTCGTTCCGGGCGTCAATCAGGGTTTGCAGGTCGGCGCCCTGTAACGGATCCCAATATTCGTACCACTGGGGCTGGTTAGGCTTCCGGCTCTGTTCCGTCAACGCTCGCCGGGTGAGTTCCGTTTCAAGCTCCTTGATTCTGGTCTCCTGTTGGGCGACCAGCTTCGGGGCGTTGAGGATATTTTTGACGGCGTTAAACCTGGCTAAAAACTAAAGAAAATGGTGGTTGCGGGAGAAAGAATTGGACTTTCAATTCGGGCCTAGGAAACCCGCGTGATACCGTTTCACCATCCCGCGATTGTTTACATATCGTCATATATTGATATGTTGATATGTTGTCAACCCTAATATCTCCCGTAAGCGCGTTTTGATGACACGGGCCGGGCGTACCATGCCCCCAGCGTCCGCGCCAGTCCGCTGTTCCGGCGCGCGTGCCAGGCCATGACGAGGGCGTCAGCCCGGTCTGGGGAGCGAACGCCCCGTTTCGCCATATCTTCCTTGCTCTCAATTCGGACGCGGCCTATTGCGTCGGTTTGGATTCGGGGCGCCACAAGCTGTTCAATCGTATCCTCGTCAATATCGAGGATGAGTTCTTTTTCCTCGATGGCGCGTGCCAGGGACCGCCATGCCTGGGCGCGCAGGTTGACAAAGGCTTGTGTGTCATCCGCCGGGAATCCGCCGCGGTAGGAGTGCACCGGAAAGCCCTCGGCGCGGAAGTCGTCAATGATGGGGAGCCCCATGCCGTCGCCGTCGGCAAAGATGCGGTCGGCGGGGATGCCGAGCTCGGCGGCCTTTCGGCGGAACCGTCCGCGCGCTCCTACGGTGTCCGGGTCGGACCAGTGGTCGGCGATGAAAAAACGGTTGCCGTGCCCGGCCGCGAAGACGTTTTCATCGCCCCCCGCGGCAAAGTCGAAGCCGCCGCAGGTCTCTCCGGTGTCCAGGAAGGGAGGCGGGTTGTTGACCAGCTCCATGAGAGAGCGCCGGGAAATGACGGATTGTCCGTCCAGGTCGGTGAATTCGCCGAGGATGGCGGAACGGTAAAATGAGGACTGCTCGCCGTATTCTTTCTTGAGGCGTTCGGCCTTCCCCGGGTCATTGATTTCGATATGCGGGCAGTCCTCGTATTTGACGCGGATTTTGTAGTAGAGTGATGAATTTTTGTGAAAGCAGTCGTAAAAGGTGCCGGAATCGGCGCCCGGCGATGAGGTGATGAACGCGTGAAAGAGCGTGCAGCGGGAAACAGCGGTGAAGATGGAGTCCGGAATGGTTTTGGCTTCGTCCAGGACGTAAAAGACCGGGTCCACGCCGGGCGAGATTTTTGGATGCCATCCTTCCGCACGTCCCGCGTTGTCGGTGGAGAAACCCACGGCAAAGCCTCCCTCCGGCGTGCGGATCTCCGTCTTGTTGAAGGTCCAGCCGGAAAAGAAAGGATTGTCCATGTAGCGGCGGAGCGCGGGAAAGAGCTGCTTTTCTACCTGCATCCACGATGAGGACGTAACGGGGACCTGTCCCCGCGGAAAACAGGTGAGAAAGTACAGGATGGCGGGAGCGATGCAGTTGCTTGTCTTGCCGGATCCGTTAGGAGCGACCAGAGCCACGCTTTTCCCTCCCAGGGTCAGCTTGCCCAGGGACAACGCCTTGATGGCCTCCACCTGCCATGGATAGGGGTCAAGGCGGAGGATATGGCGCAAGAAGAAGCTGACGGGGATTCGTGTCCTGACGGGTTAGGGATGGAGTTTGCCGGCAATGGTTTCCAACGCGGTTTTCTCGTCTTCCTGCAGCTGGGCTAGCTGCTCGGGGTCCAGCGTGATTTTCCGTTCCAGCGGCGCACCGGGAACGCCGGCGACGTCCTGGCGGACCCGGTCTCCGAATTTCTCCGGCGCGAAGCGGGCGGCGACTTTCAGCCGGGTTTCAATGGCGAGCTTCTTCGCGGCGACGGAGGCGGAGCCGCATTCCGGGTCAAGGGCGACTTTCGCGGCTTCGTCGGCCAGCTCCTGACAGGCGTCGAGCATGGCTTCCGACTGCGCTTCCCGCGCGCGTTGAATGAGTTTGGAAAACTCCGGCTTTGTTTCACGCCAATTCCAGACCGTCCAGACCTCCGGCATGTGGTCATCGGAGCAGATGGATTTCATGGTTTCCCCGTCGGCCAGGCGGGAGGCTATCTCAGCGGCCAGTTCCTCGGTGTAGAGGCTCGGTCGCCCCGGTTTTCTTTTGGTGGTAGGTTTCTTTTTCCTGCGGCTGTAGTTTAATGGTTCATGGAAACTGAATCAAGATTCAATGGGTGACAGTCAATTATCCTTCATCCTCCCTGTTCCGCTTCTTCTCTCAATTCCCGGAAAGAAGCCCATTCGCAGGTGATGACGCCTCCGGCTTCATGCATCCGGCTGACAATGGCGGGACCCAACGCAGGTTCAACCTCTTCCGCCCGGAGGTTGGAAATGATGCAAGTGGGTTTCCCTGACTGGAAGCGGGCATCTACCAGCCTATCGATTGAGTAGGCCGCGAAGTCTGAACGCTTCAGCTCGTGGAATTCGTCAAGAACTAGAAAGTAGGGCCGCTTGAAACGGGACATCACGCCCTTTTCGCGAGCTTTTTCGTCCTGACGCAGGGCAAGGCAAAAATCATAAGCCTTGCTGTACCGGCAAGACCTTCCAAGGCGCGTCAGTCCGCGGGCAATGGATGAAGCCATGACGGTTTTCCCTGTGCCGCATGGGCCATGCAGCGCTACAATCGCGCCGGGCGTTTTCACCAGCGCGCTTACGCGACGCCTGGCGGCTTTCCACGGCGTTTCACCGTCCGGCAACGTATCCAGGGCATGAAGGGCCCGGCGCGGGAATCCGGAAGATGACAGAAGGCAGAACTCGTCCTCCCGGCGCTGCAGCTCTTCCCTCATGGCTGCCTCCAGGGCGGCGCGTTCCTCCGTTTCCGGGTCGTCCGTTACCAAGGCTTCCAGGCGGTTCAGGATCCCGGCTATTTCCTGGTCGTCGCACATGGCGGCGGCGGAATGTACATTGTTCATGTTAATATCCATAAGTTTTTGATTGTTGAGTAGTTTGTTGTGGTTCCGGAGTGTTTCTTTTCCGGATGTTGTCGAGGTATCGCAAAGCGAACGCCCTCACAGCGGCCCGCCAATTGGCTACCGGAACTCCCTGCCTGTCCACCCATCCGGAAGCTTCCCGGTCGTTGAAGAAAAGCAAGGCAATTTGTTTAATATCATAATGTTGAAGTGGAAGAGCGCCTTTGAAGGCCTCTGCCGACAGAAAAGCCTCCACCTCTTCGGACGTCTCCGGCAACGGAATGGCGCGTTTTTCTTTTTCATTGGCCCTCGTTAGAGGGACAATGTTTTCTTTCTTCTCTTCTCTTCTCTGGTCCGCATGTTGTCCGCATGTTGTCCGCTTCCTGTGCGGACGTTTGTCCGCATTATCGTCGTAACCCATTCTTTCCAGGCGTTTTCTTTCTGCTTCCATTGCGCGGCGTTTCGCGGATTGGCCGTTGTGCCGTCCAAAGTTGGGGAACTCAAGGGAGGCAGCGCGTCCCTTGAGCCAGCCCACCTGGCGAAGCGCATCGGCGAACCCGTTCAGGTCCGCAATGTCGTCAATGTCTTCTTCCGAGATGTCCATCCCGGAACCTGTGAAAGAATGAGTGTCCGCCCAGGACCATACGGAAACAAGACGTCCTACAATGTCGAACCTGGATAAATGAAGAGCGCGGGCCATGCGGCGCACTTCCGGCTTATCGTTCAGTTCTTTTTCCACTTTGATCCAGTCTCCGGCCATATCAAAAAAGCGTCAGTTGGGGGTTGTAGATTTCATAAAGACCAGGAAGACGGTCTTCCCGCGGCGGTGTCCGAACAAAGGTTCATGGCTGGCCAGTTTCAGCACTTCTGCGGTTGAAACCTGATCCTCGCACCATTTGAACACCAGAACGCCGCCCGGTTTCAAAACCCGGAAACACTCCCGGAATCCGGCCTTCAAATCATCCCTCCATGTCTTCCGGTCCAGCTTTCCGTACTTCTTGGCCAGCCAGGACGATTCCCCGGCGTGAATCAGATGCGGAGGATCGAACACGACAAGGCGAAACGCCCCGTCGCTGAAAGGCATCTCCCTGAAGTCCCCGACGACGTCCGGCTTGATTTCCAGGGTTCGCCCGTCGCAAAGCGTGTGCGTTTCCTCCCGGCGATCCATGAACACCACGTCAGGGTGGCGGCGGTCAAACCAGAACATTCGGGAGCCGCAGCAGGCGTCAAGAATGGCTTTCACTCCCCCTCCTTTCTCGGCTCCCAATTGCAGGAACTTGCAAGGCTATTGATAATCATGCAATTCTCGCAAATCTCGGAACCGTTGTCTTCTTCCAAATAACTACAAGTCCGGCATTCCCTTTTCTCCAAGGGCACCCACGCCCGGCACTCGGCCCGCTTCTGCCATGCTTCACGCAAAACTGCTCCATAGTGTGACTTCTCGTCGCGGTAATGATGCAACAACTCCGGGGAGAGTTGATAGCCTTTATCTTTCAAAAGGCTACGGATGAAGGTATGGATAACAACAGTTGTTTCCCATGCGGCTCCGTACTCAAAAAAAGCTTTCTGTTCAGGCGTTATCTTCATTTTCTTTTTCACTCTGTTTTAAGAAAATTTCAATCGCTTTAAGAACTCCTTTGGCTTTGCCCGCCAAATAAAGGTAATACCCAAATGCGAATATGGATGCTAAAAAAACTATAAGTTGTGCGAGTTCAAAAATCATTTTATTTTAAATATAATATATTGAATCATAAGAATAACTAACAATATGATTAAAACTGAAAATTTTAAAATATCGAATAAATCAATAATTATCATTACCGGTCTCCTTTCTGATCAAGCTCCCAGGGCCATCGCTCCACCTCATCACAGTAAATGATGAAAGCGTTTCCTACGTAGCCGCGAACGGCTATTTTGCATAAATCAAGGTCTTTAGAGACAATCGTAACGGGATAAATACTGCCACTATACACGAGCTTGTCCCCCGGCCAGACCCTCATGATGGGAGGAAACAAAGAAACAAGCCTATCCATATCTTCAATGCACGCTTTCTTGGTTTTCCAAAAATGGGAACTCTGGAAGAAGCAGTTGTAGCAACCAGCAACCCAATCGGTTGTTATCCCATGGACATCATATCCTCGTATGGCTTTCAAAGGTGTGCCGCAAAGAGGGCATTTAGGCGTTTTCTTTTTCATAGTCTTTAATCAGTTCATCCACGTCATCCTTTAATGACTCGCTATCATCCTTTAATCCGTCCAGATCCCATTTCAGGCTGTCCAGCTGATTGGAAAGGATACGCCGTCTATCCAAAAAGGACTGATAGACCTCTTCTTCTTCCATTTTCTGTGGCCCGCATTCCGTGCAAGAATCCATGTCCACATAAATTTTACCGTCTTTTTCACAAGCCCGGAGCGGGTAAGCTCCATGGCCCGGTTTATCGCAATATACATTGTTCATTCTTATTTATCCTTTCTTTAAATTTTTAGCTTTAATCTATTTCTGATTAAATTGTTCAATGGTTTTTGCTTTCTGAACGGCTGCCTCATAAGTGGTCAATGTCCATCCATAAGTGCCCCATTCTTCAGGACTCGGAAGGTATTCATCTCCGGCTTTCCTGCCGGTAAAGTCGTTATCATATTTGTGTTTTCGGATAACCATGACCTCAAAGTTCCTATGGGTTCCTTTTTCCTGACTGTAAATGGCAATTTCTCCGATACGTGAAACAAGCGTATAGCGATAACCGTGCTTATTGAATTCTTTAGGTATTGTTCTCATTTTGCTTATCCTTTCTTGATTTTAAGTTTTCCGTTCGGCCCCATGGTCCAGCCGTCAAAAGTGACGATGCCGGACAGTTTAATAGCCGGATAGACATCAAGAGGATGCGCTAAAGTTTCCAGCCTATCATTTTTGATGATTAATAAATGCCCGTGAGTCCCGTTGATGATATATTTTCCCCCAGCGTAGGTGATATGCTGTCCCAGGCTGAAATGGGTGCCGTACTTGGCGTTTAAATCATCAACCAAAGTGGACTTTCTCCGTTTGTTGTATTCCTCCATCCAGAGCCGTTTTCTTTCTCTTTCTTCGGGGCTCATTTCGATTCTCCTTCCTGGATTGTTTCCACGTCCCAGCCTGTTTTCGTTTGTTTCACTGCAACAAAAACAAATGGGAATTTGTCAGCCGCCGCCTTGATTTTTACTCTCGCGTCGTCGCGCCAAAAGCCTTTCACTTCATGGAATTCAAGTGTTCCATCGTTGCGGACGACCATGAAATCGGGCGTGTAGGAGCAGCGGTTCCCAAGGATCAGCTTGACGGCCTCAAACTTGAATTCCCGGATTTGTCCCTTTGCTTGAAGATCAGACAGGTGAAAGCCATAGGCGGCTTCGGTCTTGTTCATCACGCCGGGCCGGTGGATAGCTCTTGCCCTGATTCTCATGCCGCCCTCCCTTCTACGGCTGGACGGATTTGAGGCATGATGACGTCAAATTGGTCTCGGTATTCCTGCTTGAAATCATTCAGCGTCTCGTTGATTTGATCGGTGTAGGCGTCCCAGTCCACTTTGAGCAGGAAGGGACGCAAGCCCCGGCAATAGGAGAAAAAATACCATGTCCGCAGCCCGGTCACCGCCATGGATCCGTGCACCTGGGAACGGTATTCGGGAGGCAGCTCGCCGTTGAGCAGGTAGAGGGCGTGAGTCTTAGAGAGAGGACACTTGATTTCAAGTCCCGCCATGTAGTCGCCGGACTGGTCAACGATGAGCCCGTCGGGGCTGCATCCCACCGGTCCGTCCTGGCAGAGAACGAACCCCACTTCCTTGACGGTCATTCCCGTGATGGTTCTGAATTCGTCCCGGGCTTCCGGTTCCAGTTCTTCTCCCTGGTCCGTATGACGGTTGCCTTCCCACTTGATTTCATCGGGTCGCAGGAAGGAGCAGCACAGATCAATGATGAGTTCTCCCCAAGGGCCCCTTTCCTGGTGCGTTCTTGGCTGGGGTTTCTTTCCCGTAGGAGTCAGGAGCCGCTTAAAGTTGCTCGCGGTCAGACGGCCGGCGCGCAGCTTAAACCAGGCTTCCGACCGCTGATAAATGTTTTCGTAGACGATACAGTTTTTGGACAGGCTCATTTCAATAGTCCTCCATGTTGGCGGTTACGTATTCTTTGGCTTCCGGGATTTCCAGGCCCGGAATAAAGTCGTCCTGCAGCTCGGGTTCCGGCAGGGCGTCCTGCGGTTCTTCACGGAATTCTTCAGGGGACGGAGCGTTGTTCCAGGGAGTTTCCCCTTCGGCTGGTCCGTCTGTTTTTTCCGGCGTTACGTTTCTCTTTCCTCCGGCGACGTCTTTTCCTTCGTCTTCGTCGTAGATGCCTCCGAAGCCGAAGGCCACGCGGCCACACTGCATGATGGCTTTGTGGCGCAGCATGCGCCGTGGCCATTGGCGCCACGGATCCGTGTTCTTTTTGCATTCGGTCAAGTATTCCGTGATGACGGTCGGGTGTTGGTTGTCTTTCCGGTAGATTCGGCAAGTGCATGACTCCCCGTCACCGCTCATTTCCACGTCCATGCCGTCAAATTTCGGATGCGTGTTGATCAGTTTCAGCCATCCGTCGATGCCGACAATAGGCACTATCCCCCCGTTTTTTCCTGGGAACGCGTAAATTTCTTTGAGGAAGGGATTCAGTTTGTATTGGTTGGCGACGACGCAAAAGGCCATGAGTTCCTCATTGGTGGCTTTGGGCGCAATGGTCGCTTTAATTGTCATGTATGCCTGGGAGGGGTTGACTCCCATCCTTTCCGCCAATTCCACCAGCATGGGGGCGATCGGCTTGGACACACATGGGGCTTGATTGGCTGGGGCTTCTGTGTTAGTTGTGTTTACGTTGTTATTCTTATTCATATTATTTTAATATGTTATTGTTTAACAGGCCGGGTTCAGTTGCCGCTGACCCGGCTATTTTTTCTCGCTTGTCTTAGCCATTCCTGCCAGATGCGATTCTTTTCATCGCAAAGCTCTTCAGCTTTCTTTTTAGCTTCGTCTCTGCTTACTCCGTTGCCGTTTCCTAAAGAAATGGAATAGACTAAGACATCTTTTTCAATACCTTTACGGAGGACATCAAAACTAATTTCTGATTCTTCAATATAATAGAGATTATTCTTCTCAATTTCTTCTACTGGTTTAATCAAGACCAATCTTGAAAAAGACACAATCCCTTCTCCGGTCGGGTCAATACTTTTGTCTATTTTAATGAGTACCAGTCCCTCGTCATCTTCATCTTCCAGAACTTCATATTCTTCTCCTTCGGGAAGCATGCCTTCCCATTTCCTCCCCTTGTAATCGGGCTTGACGATATCGCCCTTTCGGAATTTCCTCTTCGGGTCGTATTGATTAAAATCTCGTTCAAGTAAGTCAATGCCGATGTAGAATTCCTTCCCGTTTTCCCACTTAATCAATACGGCTTTTTTATCGTTTGATATATCAACGATTTCTCCCCCGAGGTGTACTTTAGTTCCAACAGTGCAATCTTTAAATTCCATTTTATTTATTTAGTTAATCAGTTAAAAAAGGTTTTTAAGCAGAAGGAAAATTAAAAAGAGGAATGTTCCTCCGGCAGAAACCAGTCCACACCAGAAAATCAGGTAAGCGAGGATTTTGGTAATCCGGGGCCCTGATTGGGCGGCTTGGGTATAGTTCCAGCATCGCTCCGCTTCGTCCGGGATGCCGTTGAGGCGTTCCCTGGCGCATAACGGGCACAGAAAGCGCGCTGTGAAGACGCCGTCCTGATGGTCTCCTACCAGGGACATCCATGATGTCGAGGCTTTCAGCGGTGCCGCGCACATGTAGCAGCGCGCCGTCTTGGCGGGGTGCGGGTTGTTGGTGATCGTTTCCACCATCCCCTTGAAGGGGCCCCTCTCAATGATGTGTTGATGTGTGGTCATTTTCTTTTGTTAGTTAAGTATTTTTCCACGTCTTCCATGTTATAAAGGGTTCCTTTTCCGACTCCTTCCAGCCTTCTTACATTCTTGCCCGCCCGTGCCAGGATGTTATCCATCTGACGGGACGAAATGTCATAATAAGTGGCTAAGGTGGAGCTTTTAGCGTATTTCTTTTCGGTTACTCCGAAAATGGAAACGGAAGACGATTCAGGCGTAGAAGGAACAGGCGTTGTTGCCAGCTCCCTCAACACTCCGGCCAGCGTTTCCAGCGCGGTCGCAAGGGTGGTCATGGTTGTGTCGTTTTCGCTCATGTTCGTTCTTCTGAATTGGCCGCCCGGACGGGTTTCCCCGCGCCTGCCAGACCGTATTACTCTATATACCTATTGATGTTTTTGGTTTTGGTTTTAGGCCCCACCTGGGCCGGGCGATTGGTTAAAAGTCCGTTAGTCGTCGTAGTGCCCGTCGGGTTCGTCATGGTCACGATCCCACTCGCTGATAGCCTGTTCCAACTCTTCAATGATTCCTATGGCTCTTCCGTAGGAGATCGCTTCACCGTCCACCCGGATGCACCGGTCTTCGTCGTCGTATTCAATGATCATTTTTTTCGGAGGGTTGAGATTTATTCACCAAGTCGGAAAACTCGTCTACTGGCTCGCAGGGCAATAATGCGCCGGGTTTACATTCAAGGCTCAACCCTAACAGACGCCGGGCTATGTAAATTTTCCCTGCGTATTTCGCTCGAAAAATCTTATCTTCGGAGTCGGAAGACAAGTAATACGGAGAGGCATCCTTGCGAGTTTCGACTTTAAGAACTTTATCCAGCTCAATGAGCAGGTCGACTATGCTTTTATTCTTATCCATGATAACTTCAATTTCTGTTGATTGTTCTTTAGTCATAATTAGTTTTCCCCTACAATTTGATTTACCATCCAGCTATGGAAAGAAATATCTCCTTTATTTAACTTAGGTTCGTCTTGGTGCCATGTCCACAGACCGCAGCATTCTCCCGGAAAAGCTGGTTCAAGATCATCTGTACTGTACCAAGCGTTATGCCAATCAGGACAAACATGAGCTATCGATATCTGATCCCCTTTTATTGTTCCGACCGATCCTAATAGTTTTTTAGTTCTTTTGTGTCTGACAATTTGGCCTGGAAATATCCCGTCAACATTGTTAACCAACGCAAAATGATGCCGATTCCTATACGGAATTTCTTTTAATTCGTGAGGTAAATCCATTTTCTTTATATTGGTTTATTGTTTAACGTCCATCTAAATTTGATATGATAAGCATCAAAAATACGATAATCCCGCCTAGAAGAATTAGAAACACGCCATCATTCATAACTCGTTATTATTTCTAACCTTCGTCCTAGTGAGTTTCGATTTTGAGCATTTTGTCCAGCTCAACGAGTAGGCTTACTATTGTTTGTTCTTTAGTCATGATTTTTCGTTGTAAGTAAAACAAATATGCAAAGAGTGATGGAAATGGTGCTTAAAATAATAGTTAGCAAATCTATCATTTCTTCACTTCCTTTCGTGTTATTCTCGCTGTGCCGGATATAAAGAGTTCCTCTCCGTCCGGCTTAGTGACCAGATAGCCATAAATATCAGTTTTATATTCCCTTATTGTCTGCACGCAGTCAGGGTCGTTAGTAGAAAAAGAAATATCGCGAAGACCTGGCTGTTCGATCTTAATAATCCACTCTTTATTCCCTCCTGAAATGTGGTCATAAGGGCGCGGATTACAGCCGCACAGAACAAGCCCGGACAAGACGAGGGCGAACAGAGCTTTCACTTCTCGACCTCCTTCTGTTCGGTTTTCTTCCCAGTCATCCGCTTCAACAGCCAAACTTGACCCTTCGGCGTCAGATACGGAGTTGCTTTACTTTCCACTCTTCCGCTCGCATGTTGGATAATCCGGTAATTGAGACGGAAACGACCGGCTTCCACATGTTCCTGTGACGGGACGTTGCGGCGATTTCCAACCTTCCCGAGGATGCCTTCATTTCGAAGCAGCTCAAAAAGGCGGTTCTGTCCGATTTCCCTTCCGTTCTGCGCAAGGACCTTGGCGAATTCTCCTATCAGCATGCAGCCTTCGGAAACTTCCACGCTCTTTCCGAATTCCGTGTAGGGCGCGTCCTCTTCTATCTTCGCTTCAAGAGACTTCCTCTTGTCCTGTTCATCTTTGAGAGCTTGGAAAACTTTAAGTGCGTTCTCCGGCTTGGAAATCAGTTCAAGAAGTTTCTCGCCTGTGGCGTAGATGCCGTGTTTGCGTATCGTCGGGAGGACTTCTTCAGTTACCCACTTCTTGAACTTCTTCGCCTCCGGCTTGCGGGAGCGGAGAATCAGAGAGTAGAGCCCGGATTCATTGATGATTGATACTTGCTGGGGACCTCCAAGGGTGTGTTTAGTAAACACCCCCTTTTCATCGTCATCAAGATAGCGAGTACTGTCTTGATGACGTCCAATTTCAAGTGCATCGCAAACATCTTTCGCGACGAACCACGGTTCTTCGTTGATGATGACTGTCCGGATAGAACAGCCAAGCGCGGCATTGTTGAATGGTACTATGTTGTTGTTCATGTTGTTTATCGGTTGGCGGTTTCGGTTTTCGGCTGCGTTTTGCTATCGGTAGCATCATGAGCCAAAATACGGAGGGTCTGAATAATGGCCTCGCTCAGTGGCAGGTTATCCCTGACTGAGATGGTCATTACTGATGCGCTGGCCTTAGGAGACCCAGCGAGTTTTTTGATTGGTACTTGGATGTTGTCTATCAT